AAGGAGAACTAAATGGGATATACAAATTATTGGTATCAAAAAGAAAGTTTCACAAAGGGAGAATGGGATGTTCTAAAAGAGGTGGCGAACAAACTTATAGAACCTTTTAGAAATGATTTAGATATAGTAGAAGATGACGAGAACGTTATTAATTTAAATGGTGTGGGGGAAAACTCTCACGAAACTTTTATTCTTACTAAAGAAAAAAGAGAGTTAGATGATTGGGAAAAAAAGTCTGACTGGATTGTGAACGATTACAAAGAAAAGGGTGCATTTAGATTTTGCAAGACTAATAGAAAACCTTACGACATAATTGTTTGGAATATTTTATTAAAGGCATATGAGATTGCCCCAATCAAACTTAGTATTTCTAATGATGATGGGGAAAAACATGGTTCACAATAATAAAAAAGAAATATAAAAGACTTGACAAAACTTGTCAACTTATGGTATACTAATAAGTACAAGATAAAGAAAGAGAGAACAGGAAGGAGAAATTGTATGGTGATGAAAGAAAAGGAACTTTGTACACACAAGTGGGAAAGTCTTTGTTGTAAAGAAGAAGAACAAGATAACCTACAATTCATCTGCCCAAAATGTTTTGGGTGGAGCGACATGAAGTGTTTCAAATGTTATAACTATAAAAGGAGAGAAGTAAATGAAAACGGAAAATAATAATGACTTACTAACAAAAGGGATTGAAGTGGCACTGGTTGATACAATTAAAAAAAGTGCAACACCTTTGAAGATGCACATTTCAAATAATCGTGCTAGTATAATTGCAAAAGTAATTATGAATGAATGGGAAATAGAACCTAAAAACTAGGAGTAATAAAATGGAGAATGTGGATAGAAAAATCTTTGATGAACTATTCTACTTTAAACAAGAAGTGGAAAAGGAACTCAAAGAATTGAGGGGAATTATGGGAGAACTTATACAAGTAATTAACTCGTTAAAGGAAAACTCTAATAAAGAAATCCTAATGATGAAAGACTTACTAGAAAAGTTTACTGATGAGAACAACTTTTTGAAACATGAACTAACAAAGAAATAGAAAATAGGTTCACTCAAAAACAAAGATGCCCAATCGAAAGGTTGGGTATTTTTTTGTCTTCTTCACCAGCATGGGACCGGCAGCATCACCGGAAAAAACAGCTCCACACGATATATCGTAGAGCAGACCATGCGGGAAAAATACTGGAGGAAGGCTGGATAAATTCTGGAGAAATTCTAAGTAGACCTTTTTTACGAGGTGTGATAAAATATAAGTATAAGGAGAAAAGGAAACCAATGATTATTAAACTACTCAAAAAGTTTAAACTACCAATATATGTTTTGGGCATAATTGGATTAACTATTATTAATGTTATTTATTAGGAGGCAACAATGACAATGCAAAATGATTTAGATTATGACGAACTCTATGAAAACCTAAAAGAAGAATTAGGAAGAGAACCCAATGAAGATGAGATTAATGAAAGATTTGAAAACTCGTCTAATTAGGTCTTGACAATATTTGACAACTTATGATATACTTATTAATATAAAGAAAAAAGAAAGATAATCATGACAAAAAGAAAAGCCCTTAAAGATATAAAATTTCACATTGATATTAATAATGGGTATTTAAATGGTTTATTAAATAGAAATGCCCAGAGATATTATACTAAAGAAATGCAAGATAAATTTTTTAAAGATATTAATAAAATTATTGAACAAGCAAAACTGACTTATAATGATTTAATAAGTTATGGAATTATTGGCAAAGATAATTCATTTAATATTAAAACTTTGCATAAGTAATAAAAAAACACTTGACAATATTTGACAAGGTATGTTATAATATAGATATAGGAAATAAAAAAAGTCATAAGGAGAATAAAAATGGCAATCAAGATTTCAAGAAAAGATGGAGTGGAACTACTAAAGAACTCTAATGGATTAATGGTAGGAACAGACTTCATAAAGAAAAACGGAGACGATAGAAAATTGAATGGTAGATTAGGTGTTAAGAAACACCTTAAAGGTGGAGAGTTAAAATACAATCCATCTGACTATGGATTAATGACTATCTTCGATGTTCAGAAAAAAGAATACCGAATGGTAAACTTAGAAACATTATATGCAATGAGAATTCAAGGAGTAGAATATGAAATCGTTGACTAGAATATGGATAGGTAAAATAAAAAATGGGGTACATGAATTAACTCATGTACCTACCGAAACCATTTTCACAAGTATTGAAGATGCAATTATCTTTGATAAAATGTGGAAAAGTGAACAACAAGACAAAATGAATTAACCTCATTTTTTATCCTCCAAAAATTATCCTCCTAGATTAATTTCTAGGGGGATTTTTTTTACCCCAGTTTTCGGCAAAGACAAGAGTCAGATTTTTTTGGTCCAGCATGGTCTTCCTACGATATATCGTACAACCTTATCCAGCTGAGTTTTGTGACCGAAGTGTGACTGGGGTTCTCCAGCTGAGTCGGTATTTTTTAAGGGTCGGTAAAACTCGTAATGAAATAACTAGGAAGATATAAACAATTTGGAATAGGGTGGAATAGTGGGGGGAACAATACCTACCTCTCAATCCCTCCACACTAGATGAATGCCTAGGGTCTATGGGGAAGTAGTCGAAGGGTAAGAAGTCTAAGGGTCTTACCGAAGGGTCTTAAACGAAAGAAACCAAGACACAAAAAAAGACACCCTCCTAAGAGAGTGCCTCTTTATGATTGGTTCTTATGGGGCTTGAAACTTATATCCCATGCGTTCTAACCGTTTAGGAATAACCACTTCGCCATTACACTTTAGACAACACCTGCCGTTTGTAACGGGTTGTGCGTTATGTCCTTGTGTCCAACCACCGAACTCTACGCCAATCTCATTATTACAAATATCGCAATTCATAATATCCTCCTTGTTTGTTGTTCCTAACTTGTAGGAACTTGTTTCTTTAATACTACACTGGTAGTAAGTCTTTTGTCAAATCTTGCCAAATCAAAAAGGTCTACGTTGATTAGTCCCATTTATATCGAAATGATTTTCGAGCTATCACGTTCTTCCCCATAGCATTGCTTACTTCTTCCTGAATGTCGGCTGGGATAGATGTTCCTTGGTAACTACAAGCCATACACTTTCTTTCCTCGTGTGCGTACATCTTTGTGTAACTCTTACTATTACATCGTGGGCATTGGTTGTTCATATTTATTCTCCTTTCGCCACTTGTTATACTTTCATTATATCATGAGTGTCAACCTAACAAGACTCGTGTTAAGTTATCCAGCAAAGGTGTGGCAGGAAAGAACCCAGAAGTCACCAGAGCGATATATCGTATAGACCTATTTTCTGGTGATGCCGGTGAAGTTTGCTGGTGAATACCAAGATGCTGGGGGAATAAAAAAATCCCCTACCAACTTAATGGTAGAGGACTTCGTTTTTATGAGTCGGTAAATTTCTTTACATATCTATATTGAACTCTTTAGGTTTCTTTACATAGAACTTAGCAATGTTTCCTATTGTTTCTATAACCGTTTCCTCAGTAATCTTGCCTCCATCGAATTCATCTAGTAGGCTTCGCAAGTCCTCTGAGAGAGTCGTTGTGATTTCATCCTGTGCCATCTTATTCTCCTTAGTATTACCCTATTTAATTAAACTCCCCAAGAGGGCAACCTTGAGGAGTATACATATATAGAATAACATAATGATTAGACTTTTGTCAAGTCTTGCCAAGGTCTTATACAAATTTAATTTATCTGCCCAGCCGTTGGTACAGGAATCGAATGCTGGAGGAAGACCATAGTTCTCAGCTGGAAAAGGTCTGCAGAGCGATATATCGTAGAACCCCCCTCCTGCAAAATTTTACAGGGGGTGATAAAAAAAGAAACCCCAACCTTTCGATTGGGGCTTCCCGTGTTTGATAGTTTCCTATCTTACACAATCCAAGGAGAATACATGGATTTGTGGTGAACTCACTTCCTGTACTACATGGGGGTTATTTCCCCTCGCTTAGTGTGAGCCTCTTCTCTTGTATTATAGGATGCTTATAAACCCACCCCACAGGAATCAGACCATTATTACTTCCTTGATTATTCTATTATAACATTTCTTTCCTTTGTGTCAAGGGGTTGGAACTACCTTTCCTTCCCCTCGCCACTCGGTTGTTCTATCGGTTCGCTTCAAAGAATGCTTTCGCAAATCCTTGAGGTGTGATACTTCGATAGTACTTCCTTCCTAAATCTTTCCCACTAGGAGTCGTAAATTCTCCCTTGTCTATTTTATTCTTATAGTACAAACCACTCATTGGTTCTTTGATTCTTTCCCCTTTTAATAAAGGTGAACCCTCGAACATGTTTATCTTTGATTTATCATAAGATTGTTTTGTGGGTTTGTTAAACCATCCCCATAAATAAGTGTACTTAGAATAGTAATCACCAAATTCATAAGGGTGAAATTTGAAGAGAGGTTCTCCCAAAAACTTCTTTAGTTTACCTACGGGATTTTCCAATGCAAACCATTGTGGTTGAAGTGCATATGCAATTCTAAAACATGCATCCACGACTCCTATGCCTTCCACGATTTGTTGGTCACTTCTCTTCCATGCATTTCCTGCAATCGAAAAGTAAGTACAATCTGGGGCGGCAAGAATGCCTCGAACTCTCCCTTGATACTTCTTTATATCTATCCATTCTCCATTGCCTCGTGGTTCGTCTGAAGATTGTGATGGAAATAATCTTACATCATATTGTGGAAAAGTAATTGGTATAACTTCATACTCTCCACTTTCGATATAAGGAATTTCCCAACTTCCACTACCACTACAAAGGGATAGGATAATTGGTTTCTCATCCATATTATTTTCTCCTTGTTGTATGGTTTTATACCTTACATTATTAGTATAACATTTTTAACCGATTGTGTCAATATCATACTTCCATCCTTTTGGGGCTTTGACATCTCCATTTTCAATCATTGCATGTGCGATTCTACCAAATCTTCCTTGTAAAGACCATGCTAATCCTGTATCTACAAGATGTTGCCATGCTTCCTTAAGTTCTTCTTCAGTACCTTCTATTATTCCTTCCGCTAGTTCAACGGCAGTTATATTATCCATCTTAATCATTAAACTTCCTCCTCACAAACATCCCCTTTGTTCAACCAAGTTCCATGTTCACACTTGTCTATGATTTCCCAGTTGTCCATGTCGGCTCTACGAAGACCATTTTCTATAAGTTGTTCTAGTTCTTCATGGGACCCACTAATTGTGATTTCACTATATTCCACATCTTGATTACATGTTGCCATATCTTTTTCTCCTTGTAACTATTATATTAATATATTATAACAGTTGGTAAAAAAAGTCAAGGGGGTATAAAAAAGAAACCAGCTATGTTCACTACTAAGATTATTATTAGTGACTTTCATAACTGGTCTCTAGTGTGGAATGTTTTAAGAAGGTGCAATGCATCGTAAATCATTCCTTCCTTTGCTTCCTTGTATCTCTTTCCCTGCGCTGAGAAGAGATGGTTCCACTACAGCAAAAGCAGTTTAATGACATAATGTATTAAGAGAAGCTTTCTCATCTTCAATCCCATACTATTACTTAGGTCAGTTCCATATTATTATTATACTACACTTTTTAGTTTTTGTCAACTCCCGCATCAAGGTCTAAAAATACCCCCGTACGATATATCGTAGAACGCTATTTTTCAGGACAAAAAAAATCACCTACTAAATTAATAATAGGTGACCTTGTTTTTTATCGGTTGGGGAATTTACTTCCTTGCTTCCTTCCCCTTCCTTCTATTTCTTATAACTAAATTCTATTCCTTCTTTTGTCATAGTCTTTAATGCTTCCCCCGCTTCAGTCCCCTTCCCTTGGGTCCCATGCAGTACTAAGGCAAAAGAACCCTTCCCTGTAATTGCGAGCTCTTCGGTTTTATCAACTGGTAAATTCCTTTCCTTTGCTTCCTTAGGATGGAATACAACTTCAGCACTCTTCAAATTAAGTTCATCAATTAAGGTGTCATGTTTGCTTCCTCTACTTGCATTCATAGAAAAGTTTGATGGTCTACTTCCTTCTAGTTCATGCATCCAATTAATGCTTTTAGTATACGCCCAGAATTGAATGTTCTTATAATACCTTGCTGCCCAATACCAAGCTTCCATATATTCCTTACTAAAAAAATCTCCCCCAACATGCACCCTTATATAATTGGCATTTTGTGGGATTGATTTAAAAATTAAATTTAACAACTCATTAAAAGACTTCTTTTTTAATAAGTCAAAGTTATATTTCCTTTGGTTGAAGGTGTCATTAAATGCCGCTTCTTGGGTGGCACTAAAACATCTAAACTTTGTTTTCTTACCTTCTTGGATAGTTCGCTTTCCTGTCTTCTTATTTACCCTTGCATAAGCATAACAATCTTCTGCCCCCGGACAGCTATATCCACTTAGCAAACTAAAAGAATAAACTCTAGGGTTTTTAATAGGTGACCATGTTTTTATAGCTTTTAGCTTTGCATTCTTATCTTTACTAAACTTTAAGTAATCCATATTATCTCCTTTATTTAATTACTATAACTATATTTTATCAGTTGTTAAAATATTTGTCAACCCCATAAAAAAACCCCCCTAGCGAAATTATAAACTAGGGGGGCTGGAGTAAGGGTTAATAATAGCCCACCAAAACTATTATTAATCTATTATATTGGTTAGACCTTGGGGTAAGTTTTATTTCTTATTCCATAAGATTGACCATTATACTTAACAAGTAATTTGTACTTCCTTGCTCTCATATTGAACCCCTTAACAATTGCTATTCCAAGTCCTTCAACTTTAATTTCATCGCCCCTCTTATAGTCAGTAAATCTCTCAAGATGTTCTACTTCCAACTCTTTCCTTACTTCCTCTTGACTCTTCGTTCCTTCAACCCTTACATTAGTTTTAAAATCAAAAGAATCATTAGTATATGAAAACCTTCCTATTTTAAAAATTATTCCATACTTCCCTGAAACTTGTTCCAAGGCTACTTCCAATTCTTCCCTTAATTCATCAAGGTTAGAAGGTTTAAATCCATCAATTTTTTTGTTTGGCATAATATTCTCCTTAATTATTTTTTACCATTTGTTAAATTATATATTATTCTGTTTAAAAAGTCAACCCAGCGAATAGGATTCCTTCCTACAAAATATTTTTGAAAATTTTCTCTTACTAGGTCTTTTTATTTGAATTTATATAATATTCTTTGTGTAGGTTGTCAACTAAAACCAATTAATTATCTAACTCCTTGATATTGTTCATAGTATTTTTTTTCTTTTGGAATCGCATGTAAACAACTAACTTGATAGGTTGATTGATTAACTTTCCAACCATACAAACTGTCATTGTCACATTCAAGACAAGCACCTTTGAGAGCAAGTCGTTCTTGAATAAAATATCTTCTAACAGGATTAGACCAACTCTTATATGTAGTGTTTATAGGATTGAATTTACCTATAAAAAAATCTACAACTTTCTTATAGTTTTCATTATCACTTTGGCATTGATTATCACAATACTTGTAACCTTTATAATGTTTGTCTTGCATAACCTTATTGCACCAAGCACATTTTGTTTGTTCTTTATTAAACACTTCTTTTTTTCCTTTCCTTGATTATCTTTAGTTTCTTCTTTCTTCGTCTATTAAACATTCTCTTAGTCATTATATTATTCCCCCATCTTCATCAGTCATCGAGATAACATCAGAATAGATACTCTCTAATGGGTTTCCATCTCCATCCACACACATGGCTGTGACTCTTACATCTGTAGTGTTATTTAAATCATATCCAAATACCTCAACGGTTAAGTATCTTCTTTGTGGTCTTATCCTTAGTTCGTCATCTAAGTTTGTTCCATGTAGGATTATCTCTTTAGCCACCCACACTTTATCTTCTGATATTAGTTTTTCTATATCAGATTTACTTAGTTTGTCCTCATGCCATTCCACTAACTCATCAAGTTCTATGCTCTCTTCTAACAATGCTCTTAGTTGGTCTTGGTCTAACTTGAATAGTTCTCTAACAATTGCTCTTTCCATAGGTTCATCATATAGATTTATGATTTCCTCATAGTCTATTTCCCCACTGGCATCTACTCCTAACTGACAAGCTAACTCTCCTAGAGTAGCACAACCATCATGGTCATTCATAGAAGCTTCTACAAGTTGTTCCACTAACCATTCTTTATTTTTATCTAAGTCTCCATAATTATTCTCGGAGAAATATTTGTCAGTCGTTCCTGACCAGTATGCTTCTTCACTAGCAACAACATCATAATCTAAGTGTTGATTGAATATCTTTTGTACTTCTTCTAGTGACATCTTATTCAGATGTTTAGTTACTACTTCTTTTAGTTGGTTATCTAAATCTTTTGTGTTTAACATTATTTCTTCCCCCCATCCATCATTCCTAAATCTAAATCTCCTGCATCTTCCATTTTGGCAACAAGTTCTTCAACCTTAGAATTAAATACTTCTAGGTTATCTCTTCCTAATTGTCCTATTTGATGAACAAAGAAAGTAAATTCTCCATACTTTGTAGAGTCTTTTAGTCTATGGAATAATAACCCTAATTGAATGTCCATTATTTTCATAGACTTCAATTGACTATTAATGTTCTTTTGTAGGTTTTTGTTTTTCTTCCTTAGTTCCTCATCAGTTGTTAAAGAATCAAGGTGACTTTTATTATGTTGCCCCACAATTTGTTCTTTCAACTTTTGGTTTTCTTCCTCTAGTTGTTTTCCTTTTTTGTAGTGTTTAAGATGTAACTTGGCAAGTTTAATATTTTCTTCCCTAAGTTTGTTTCTTTCATCTAGGAAACCTTGAGTTTCATTCTCCTCAAGATAAATCCTGTAGTGAGTTGCTTCTTCTTTCCTAGTATGAGCTCCAAGACTATTTCCACTAAATCTTCTCCACATTTTATATGTGTCTTTGTTTAGATGTTTTGATAAAGTCTTAAATAGTTTGTCAGTTTCCTCATTCTTTGGAATTTTGAAAACTAGTTTATCATGTATTTTTTTCTTTGGTTTATCCATTAGTTTCTCCTAATCTTTTTTTATTATATCTCTATTATTACACCAACTGTTAAAAAAGTCAAGGGGTATATTTCAACCCCCCAACTTTCTCTAATTATTTTACAAAATTTAAAGCACTATTGAATGCTCTTGCTTTTGCATTTGCTCTTTGTCCATAAAGAGCCGTTCCACTTCCATCCCATCCTCTTCGATAGTCTTCAGTTTCTACGATTGCATTGTAGACTGCCCAAGGAGTGTTTGCATATTTTGAAAAGTCTTGATTAAAAACATCTAGTCTTTCCTTAGCATTATCCTTGATTCTATCTACTCGTGCTTGTCTTTTCTCCCAAAGTTCCTTTTGTTCTTTCCTATCACTCAAGATACGATTCCAAACTATTGGAGGAACGTCACCAACACCTATTCCATTTGTATGATTTAACTTTGTTGGTTGTGATGCATTTGGATATGCGGCACTAAGAATTGCTTCCACTTGTCTTTCCACTAGTGTGGCTTTTGTTAGTGAATTCATTGCTGTTACAACTGATTCCTGTGTCTTTGTCATTTGTCCAAAAATATCTAAGTAAAATGCTGCATCGTTTTGAATACTTTTTGTGTGTTTTAGATTAATAGAAATCTTTGAACTTCTTAATCCAGTGACTAAAGTATTTTGACATACAACTCTAACAGGAGTAAAGGCAACTGTTAATGCCCCTGTTCCATCTCTATGGTCAGTTACTAACCAATAAAGTTCATGGTCTTCCCCTGCAATTGTACTTTCCCCAGCATCCATAGTTAAAAAGATTTTCTCTCCCTTTCCTATTGCCCCCGCAGTTTCAATTGGGAACTTTTCAGAAATAGGGTTTAACATCTTTCCTAACTCTTTAGCTTGGATTGCAGTCCAATCATTTCCTACTGTTGCCAATACTCTTGGCTCTGGGTCTTCTGCTACAGGGTCTCTAACAACTGCAAATGATTCTGTTGCTAGTTCTGTACCATCTTCCATCTTTACGACTTGTGGATATTTATTTATTCCAAAAAGAATATCAGCTTTTGTCATAGCTTCGGATGCATTTAATTTTAAGTCTTTATTAAATACTTCTCCTAGTCCATGCCATGCTGGTTCTCTCCGACTAATAAATCTTTCTCCGAATAATGTTGCGGGCATATTTGTCTCCTTTTTTGCTGAACATTTATTTTTTTACACTTCTAACTTTATCACTTGTTAAAAAATAAGTCAACCATAAAAATACGTACATTTTGGGAATTTTATGGAGATTTTACAAATAACCCCTTCATACGAGCCATTTTAAGACGTTCTTTTAATGTAAGTGATATCAAAGTATCACTCGGCTCCTTTGAAGCCCCTCTATGAAACCACCTTTTATTATATAGAAGATTTTCTCTTGTTTGGTATAGGTTCTCCAAGATTCTGTCTAAGCAATTTAGTTTCTTCAAAAACTGATTCTGAAACTTCCCTAATCTTTATGGTCTCTACTCTTATTATAATTGTTTCTTTGAGTAATGCTTTAGACACATCTAAAATATTTACACTTATTTGTAGTATCTTCCAATTTATAACAACGAGTATAAATGAAAGTGATAGTATTATACTGGAGAAAATTATAGTTAGTAACATATTAGTAAGGATATTTGGCTTCTTCTGATTCGCTAGGGTTTGTGATTTCCTCTAGCCTCTTCCCTGCTTCCATGTTCTCTTCATTGATGGTTTTATCTTTGTCTAAGAAAGAACCTTTGTTCTCTTCTTTTCTATTATCTTCTTCCATCCAAGATTTTTCATTCTTTATTAAAGTGTTAGTAATCTCCTTCAACATTTGTTTCTTCCTTGATTCCCATTTTTTGTCATCGTATTTATTAGGAATATTAAATGACTTACCAATATTTTTCTCGACTTCCTGTAAGGTGGCAGTTCTTCCAATTTGTCTCTTTTCATCTAAAATGAAAACAGCACCAAGAGCTTGGATTACCTTTCCTCTTTTATAAAACTTTTCGGCATTGTTCTTTGTTATTTTACTTATACCCACAAAGTCAGCTTGAACTTGCAATGCTTCTTCAAGTGTCTTGGGTAAATTAGGTTGTACCATTATTTTCCTCTGCTATGTTATTCTTTTTTAATATGTCCTGTTCAAATTGTGCATTTAAATCAACATTCCCTAGTATTCTCTCAAAATCTACTCTTTCTTTCAAGTCTGATTCTAATATTAAAACATATATTTTTCTTAATAGATTATATCCTACAGGTTCATTTCCATATGCTTTAAATGATTGACAAACCTCTCTCAATAGAAATAGTTCAGATATGTTAATAGCCATTGTTGAAATCCCTTCATGATTATTAGGGTCGGTTGCTTGTAATAAAGCCATTCCTATTCTTTGTATTAATTCAAGGGGAACTGCAACTCCTCCACTAGGTTGAAGGGTTTTTGCGGGAAGTTGGTATTTACCTTGTTCCACCTCATTCTCTAATAGTAAAGTAACAGAGTCAGACAAGAATAAACTTTCAGCTTTGGTTAAAGTAAGATGTTTTACTTCTTCCAGTTTCTGAATAAACTTTTTAAAGTCTTCTTCATTCATCCCCTCTGGAAACTTTCCATCATCGTTCATGGTACCATTTTTCTCCCAAACGGCTTGAGCATCTTCTACAAATATAAAAAGATTTTTTCATGCCATTCTTAGAAGCCCAGACTTCCACGATTGGTGGGTTGTCTTCATGCCCCCATAGTTTACATAGGATTTTCTTAATCATATATATTATTATACTCTAAGACTCTTAATCTTGTCTATTTGGGTTAATACGTATTTCTATTTCTTGAACCTTACTTTCTAAAATAGTAAGTTTATCAAGAATCTCTTCGGCTTTTTTATTAATCTCTTCGTATCTCTCACGAAACTCGTCAGACATTTCAAGCATATATGCCATTACATTGGACAATTATATAACTCCTACTACATCTAGTACTATTGAAAAAACTGCGAAGAATACAAAAAATTTAACTGTATCTACTATCATGATGACTCCTTAGTCAATTATTTTATTGGATAATATAAGAATATCATTTATAGAATTGGAAGTCAAATAATCTACTTTATACTTCTCAAATGCTTTAACTAACTCTAGGTGTGCATTAGCACTTATAAAGTTCTTGACTACTAGTAAATATGTACCACAAAAATACTTACCATGGTGGTCTGCATTTAATGTATTGTAATTAATAACGTGTGCCATTTCATGACAAACAGTTGGTCGATTCTTTGTATTAGGATAGGGAATTACAATTTCTGTTGGGGTTGCATATACCAACTCATGCCCTTCGGTTATAATCTTTGGAACCTGTATCTTACCCCAATTAGCAATTTGATTTATTACTTCTTTAAATGAACGTTCTATAAGTGTTTTTGGAGACTCCCAGAAAGAACAATCTGCTTCAGCTTCGTAAACTTTCTTACGTTGATAATCTCTTAGGTGGGTGTTTGGAATATTTCCTATCCAACTCTTTTGCATAGTATTAGTCCTTCCCTAACCATTCCTTTACTCTTTGTATTCTAGCTATCCCAGCTATTATAGCACTTAGTAAAAGTGTCCCAAGTAATAATATAAAAAAATTGACCTCGGTATATCTACCAAGACCAATCAAAATAGAATCTTCAATAAGATGAAGAACTGATATAAGTATTGTTATTGAACCAAATTTTTTCACTATATACCCCTGTATTCCTTTATAAACCTTACCTTGTCGGATTATAACAGTTCTAGGCATCAGTACTAGGGTTATTTATAGTTGTCGTACCCACCATAGGTTCTAGTGTCACCATAACCACTTATTCCAATGGTCTTTAGTACATCATTAAACCCATTGTGGTCACCCATAATTGTCCTCATCTCATTGTCTATGAGGGCATCCTTCTTCTCTAGCTCTGCCATTTGTCTATCAAGCTTCTCAGTTAGTTCCACAACCCTTCTAGTTGCTTCCATGTGTTGAGCTTGTAACTCTGATATGTTCTTTGCGTTCTCTTCAACAGTACTATCCAGCTGAGCCATATACCAAATAATCCCAAAGGCTTGGGCTAATACGATTCCAATAATACCTATGGGTAATTTTATCTTACTTATATCCATCTACTTACCTATTCTAAGTCCTCTAATTACATAGTATTCCAATGCTTCCTTTGTAACAAAAAACCCTGCAATCGCAGAAACAGTTATTACTAAAGGCTTTACTAATTTCTTTGTATTCATATTCATTCCCCTCGTAACTTTTTTATGTTGTTATAATAATATGCATTGTGGTTTTGCATTAGTAGGGTGTTATGTTGTTTCAAACAATCCATACACCAATCAGTTCCTTTTATTTGGAACTCTTTTATGGATTCTCTTTCCCCACATATTATACATGCTTCCATTATCGAATAGATGCATCGAGTTGGTCTAACTGCTTTTCTAGATATTCTAGGGTAACCCCTATGGTATCTAAGTTACCTCTAACTTCTATTAATCCAGTTACACCAGAAGCGTCTTGGGTTTCGACAAGTGCTACTTCCAACCTCTCAATGTCTTCTTGCATATTAGATATGTTATTCTGTAGTGTCAGGAACGCCCCAATTGCTGTTATTAGCATTGAAAGACCAAACACTACCATACCCATACTTATGTTGTGTGTACTATTTCCTATCTTTATTTCCATTATTCTGATTCTGGAATTGTTATTTTCTCAATTGCCTCTATGGTTGCACTACAGAACTGTTCAACTTCACCAACTATGACTTCTTTTTCAGCGTTAGTAATTTTATTATCCTTTAATGCCTGACTTATGGATTGAAGAATATCAACTCCCTCTCCCATAATTTCCTTCCCACGCCCCGCTAAACCCTTGTTGAGGTTATAGAAAGTCATTCCCATAGTTATAATTTTCATTATGTTCATCGATAATCCCCCTTAGATTAACATTGACGAGGTTTATCCTCATCATCGATTATTATTGATTCTTCGCTTGAACTAGAATTACATCCACAATTGCCACCACAAGGGCAGCCTTCCATGGACAATGCGTTATCAATGTTATCCATCATAATAGCATCACATGAATCACATGAACATTCACACACACAATTGTCTGTGTCACAACTACAAATATTAGTTTCAAAACAACTACAGTCATTTTGTAAAGTCATATTTACTCTCCCTCCAGTACTTTCATCCCAAGGGCTATGATTCCCCCTGTACAGCCTGTGGCTATCTCATTCATTCCGTAATACAATCCTACTCCGGATAGTATTCCTAGAACTATTATAGCTAAAAATATCTGCGGTCTTAGTTTTCCAAACATAAGCTTCTCTCCTATATCCTACGATTCCTTGCATGAAATGTGTCTTTAATGTGTTCGGCTTGTTTAAAGCCTTTTAATGCTTCGTTAATCTCAGCATCATCTAACATGTCTTCCCACTTGTGTAACCACCCAAATACATTGAATCGTTTCAATTTTATTTTACCTCGCCTATAATTTGTATTAACAACTATCTGTTGCCCTTACTATTATACAAACAAAATAAGATAAATTTGTTAAATTTTTGTTACGCTGTTCCGTAAGCGACAATTCTAATGTACACTGCAGATAAGTCAGTAGTGTTAGCTACTTCGTCTAGTGCAGCACCATCAGACCCAGCTTCGTACACTTCAACTTTACTGTTAGTGTAGTCGTATTGAGCTACGTAACCTGAAGTTTCAGTATCAATCATAACTGCGTGTATTGCAGTGAAACCAAGGTCTCCTGCTGTTAGTGATTCTCCACCTGTTGGGTAAGAACTATCAAATTGTATTCTTTTAATAGTAAACTTACTAGGTGTTCCTCCAGCAATAGCTGGTCCCACACTAGCAGCACCCGGTGTTGTTATTGTTAATGCCATATTTAGTTTCCTCCTAAAATATCAATGATAGTTTTTCTATCTATTTATTATACTAGCGTCTGCTAGATTTCCTTTTAAGTGCCTCAGCGATTTCATCTCGTTTGTTTTCACCGGGACTTCCCTCTTTAAATTTCTTATACCCCATCTTCTTTGCTTGAGCCGTAGCAACTGCAAAAGGATTGTCTACTTCCTTTTGTAAGTTCTTTTTAGAAATAATAGATGTGGCTTTATCTTTTGCTTTATCTCTTACTTTGTCTGCTATTATTTTCCCAGCAACAGTTCTACCTACAGTAGTAGCTCCAGCCAATACCCTCGCTGGAAGGGAAGCAACACCAAGAGCAGCACCAGCTGCCACTCGACCAGCTAGTTTTTGCAGTGGGGTGTCTATGCCCCTTGAGCTAAAAAATTTGTAGCCTTCTCAACTATCCCTTTGTAATCAGCAGCCTTTTGAAAACAAGACTCACATGGACAAGACTTTTTAAATGAATGTACATTTTCCATCCAATTAAAGAAATCCTGTGATTTAGAAATTGTAGTGTTAAGTTCACTAACAGGAGTTTCCATAGAGTTCCCACCTTCTACAACCCCACGCTTAGTATGTCTACCTAGTTGAGGCATAGTTAATGCATCATCGTAATGACGTACTCCTAGATTTTGTCCTGCTTCATTTACTACCCATGGTACGTATTTATGTCCTAGTGGGTCGTCTTCAATAACAGGAGTATATCTAGCATTCTCAGGTTCTAGTTCTCCGGGAAATCCTAGTTCATCAAGAAATCTATGATGTTCTTCTTGACGAGCTTGTGTGTTAATCAAAGTTGGAAAACTCTGCCCATACTCTTGCCCATCGATTTGAACTATCTTTTGTAGTTCTTTGTTACCTTTTACGAAATTCATAAAAGATTTTGTAAAATCAATATCTCCATCTGATTTAAACATAAGTTGTACTCCCCCGGATTCTTCCTCCGAATTAACAAGGCAACTACCATCTATACATGATGAAGTAGCTCCTTCAGCTTTTATAATATCAAAAGAGGCTGCTTGGTTTACACCCTTTTCACATACCGTAACTTCTGCAAGTTCTAATTCATCTACTTGCATTACATCTTGCAAACCTTTTTGAATAGTTTGTGTCTTAATTGCAGACCCAGCAATAGAGTAACTCTTTAATTTACCACTATTAATTTGTTCTGCAACTTTCTTTGCAATCTTAGTGTCATTCCGTAATTCAGTAATAAAAAATAATCCCTTTCCATCCACACCAGATTTAAATATTTGACCTCCCTTACTTATATAAGCAGGTAAAGCCCAACCAACTTGAACATCAGAATGTAATACCATTGCGTTTCTAGTTCTAAAGTTAGCCATATATTTTTGAAATGCTTTACCAAGTGCATCAGTAGTAATTAAGTGTCCTTCCCTATCAACTAACTCGATAGATGCTGGTCCACCTACTACTAAAGAATCATCATCAGCAATTTCCATTTTGGATAAAGCATTTTGATATACTTTATTATTTGGGTATGCCCTTGATAAAGTTAGAAGTTCCGCAGGAGATGAAATTCCTGCTTTGTGTAATCTTTTGTATTCGCTTAAAGCACTTTGAATATCATCCATTGTCACTCTACCATCAGTAGCTTTCTCTAAGAATAGTACTTTCTCAATAGAGTTGTTCTCATTCATCATCTCATTCATGTCAGATGACCAATTAGATGGATGAGGTATATTTCCTACAGGAGTTGTAATTGCTTCTGTCGTCATATTATTCAGCTACTCCCCAGATTACACCTGTAAGTGTTGGGGTGTTTTGTGCCGCTATCATTGAAATCCTTCCTCTAAAGTCTAGAGGCATTTCAACATTTAGTTCCTGTCCCCCATAAATTGGTATACCATTAGCAGAAGTTGCAGTCTGGTCAAAGGCTATATATATTATATCGGCAGCTGTTCCAGATTGATTTTTAAATTGGAAACCTTTAATTCTTGTCATAGAAGGTTTCTTTATAGATGAAGATGCGTTTGCTGCTCCTGTCCATTCATATAAAGGTCCCTCACCACCTGTTTGGTTACCATCTAAATAAGTTGAAACATCTATAGTATCTTCTCTAACTTCAAACATTATTTTATCTGCATAGAAATCTATATTGTGTTGTGCAGTTGTTGTTAGATATAATCTATATGTAGTTGCGGCAGTACTTCCGGGAATTGCGTATGTTGCAGTTAGTCTTCTCCATGAAGCTGCTAGGTCATCTGTACCTGAAGTTCCAAGGTTTGAAGTACCTGCGGCATCTCTTAAAGTTAAAGTTACCGCTCCTGAAGCAGAAGCACCTCGATGTTCTAATTGAACTGATATATATTGTGGGTTAACACTAAATGGAATTGTTGGTGATTCCCAATAAAACCCTTCCCCTGCAGCAGAGTTATCTGGGTTTACTAGTAGTGATGCAGCTCCTTCTGATTGTTGTGCAGTACTTCTAGATACCGCAGACCCAGTTGCTACAAATTCAGTAATAGTAGTTCCTTCCACACCCGGATTCAAAACCCAGTTAGTTGCTTTCTCTCCACCATTTGCAACTAGAGAATATACATCTTCAGCGGTAGTACTTGCAGCATTTGAGATTGCCACGTATCTATTAGCTGGATGTACTGATTGTCTGGTAGAACTATCTATATCCCATCCTCTATAATCCGTATGTCTTTCATTAGCCATAATTTATTATACTCCAATTATCTATTTATTTAAAATTTATGATAGCTACAAAGCTACCCAGTACAGCTGAGGTATGTACAACTAATATCCCTATTGCTAAAAGAATACTTTTCATTCCATACATTTTGTTACGCCATTCAGATATATTATCGACTTTAGTTTCAACCTTCTCTAGGTTTAAGGAAAGTTTTTCGTTAAGGGCGTTTTGACTGGAAATATAGGAATCTAATCGTTCCATATAAACTGCTAAATTCACTTGTGTGTCCTTGTTGACCACTAATCAGTCCCCGCAAAATGTTTGTTTTCTAAATTAGTAGGGGGACCGAAGTCCCCCCACATGTATCATCACTAAACTTATGAGTTTAGGTCAGCAATTTTTGCTTGAGTAAAGATGTTCTTACATCGCATCTCAGCCATAGTGTAGAGTAATCCTCTAACAACTAGTGCATTTGCTGCGAAGTAATCTCTGTTCTCTACATACTGAGTAGGTTGAGCAACAGCGATTTCAAGATAATCTGTATCCAAAACATAAACGTTTGAACCTAGAACTGCATCAGCAGAAGAAACAGACTTTGGAACATCTGCATCTGGAAGAATTGGAATACCTTGATAGGTAGCCAATACTAGTCCAGTTCTTGTACCGGGGTAAGTTCTTTCAGCTCCTACACCCACTTGGTACTCTTCTTGACCTAGATACCTCTGGTTACTGTTAAGCAATCTTTCAAGGTTGAAGTATTGGTCGTGACCCAAAAGGATTAGTTTTGGTTCTCCACCATTCTCTCTTACTTTCTGAATTGCTGTATCAAGTAATGTCAATGACAATGCTCTACCTGTTCCTGAGTTATAAGAAACAGAAGCACCAGCGTTCCATGCACCAGCTGTTCTTCCAGCCAATGTTAGGTCATAAGCTCTTGTTCTTGCTACACCACCACCAACAGCAGCACCATCTTCTGAAACGACATCGTCAATAGAAGTCATACCTGCTCTTGAATAAATGTAAGCAACATCACCATCAGCAAATGCAGTACCTGAAGCAACAGTTACAGCACCTGTAGAGGTGTTTACTGCAGAAATAACTGAACCTGAAGTTCTGTCATGTGCAGTTCCTGAAACATCGTATTGAGCTACAGCATCACCAACTTTAAAGTGTTTGGCGTAAGCAGCTGGAACTGTGAACGATGTAGCACCACCAGCAGAAGCAATGGATGCTGAACCTGCTAATAGTTCTTCGTTAATTTCTTTGATGTGGTCTAATTGAGCATTTTCATTCTCTAGAGCCAAAACATCTCCGACACCACCTTCTAGCTGTGCAGTAAAGACTGACTTTACTGAAGCACCGAATGTAGTTGAAACAATTCTAGGTAAACTAGAAACTGTTTGTATGTCGGAAACATCGACTGTAGGCAATGAGCCTGTCTCTGTTACCGGTCTAGAACGACCAGAACCTCTATCAGTCCTGACCCTCCAACCAGCAGTATTTCCCCAGACCACCCTTGGGATAGCATTAAAGAATCTGGTTTGGTTGTTTAGAGCCTGCCAGACTTTTCTGCCGTATGTTGTATTGAATATTCCTGTACTAGAGTCTACAGTAAAATAAGATTGTTTCTGAAGGTATTCTGGACCGAATACAGACTGATACAAACCTCTCTGCGACTGTGCAAGATATTCCGATAAACTTGGGTTAGCCATTTTAAATGTCTCCTAATTTGTTTGGTTTATATTTATTAATTACCCTAATAGTTCCCTAGGAATACCATCGGTATTTCCAGCTTCTATTTGAGTTTGCATTCTTCTTAACTCTGAGTAAGATAGACCTGCGAGTTGTTCTGCTGTGTCAGCACCTGCTGATTTTTGTAATACAGGTGTGTCATCAACTCCTAATCCTTTTGTAAGTTTTGGAGCTTGCAGACCAGTCTCTTCTCTGAATCCCATCTTTCTTAGTCTGGCTTCAGATTCAGCTGTAACAGCTTTCTGCATGTCAGTCTTAGTAGCAGCTAATGCTTTTTCCAAAGCAGCAACTTGCTTTTTCATGGATTTCATCTCATCGGACTCATCGTCTTCATCATCCATTCCTTTCTCTTCTATAGGCTCGTCAGCAGCTTCGTCTTCTGCATCATCCTGTTTGTAAGCCATTCCACCCTTCTCTTCTTCTTCATCTTCATCGCCATCTTTGTCGATTTCTTCTTCTTCTTCATCCTCATCCTGCTTTCGCATGGCTTGGATTGTGTTTTGCTGGTCTTCTATTTTTGTAGTCGGTGTGACTCCAGATTCAGAATCGTCAGCATTTTGTGGTGTTCCACCACTAGCTTTCGCTTTTCGTTCTTTACCATCAACATCAAGTCCAGCTTCTGAGCCTTCTTTCTTAATGTTAGCGATAACTTCGTTTGCGATTGATTTTACAAGGTCGGCTCTTGCAGCGGCTTGTGCATCAGCTTCATTAGCAGCAACTAGGTCTTGTTCTTCCTTTGCCAATCTTCCATCCATTTTTTGTAGGACTTCAGCTACAGCGGCTAGAGCAAGGTTAGTTCCTTCCATTTGCTTTTCAATCTTTTCAGATATGTCTGCCATGGGTTTTTCCCTCCTATATGGTTTTCCATTCTTTTGTTTTGTTCCACCAAAAGAGGTTGGTCTAAGCCACCTCCGACCTGTTTCTATAGAACATAATATAACGTTTATATTTAACGTTACTTCATTATACTAAATAAATATAATTTTCCTACAGAATTATAATATAATTTCTTAATTAATCCTGTAATGGATTTGTTGGGGTGCCTGTAGAATCTAATTGTAACATATCGTTACGATAATCATAGAGAGGAACTTGAATAAGTTTCTTGAGTTTATCACATTGATTCCCTTCTGGGAGTGATGCTTCTACTAAATCTAATACTTTCCCCACCATCTTTGAATGTTTTGCTATTATATATTCTTGTGTTGGTGTTACTTTCTTTATATCAACCATGTCTTACCTCCTAAGCAAGTCCTGTACTTATTGCTATTTTTTTAGGCAAGAGCTTTCGTTCATTCTTATCTAGCCTATTATATACTTTTTTGTATGCCCTTTGTATCCATTCATTTTTATTATAAGAACTAGGGTCATCCACATTTTTTGAGTACCAAGCTTCATTTCTTGTTGGTACTGGTTTCCATCCTTGTTTAAATGTTTTAGTGTGTGCCTTGACTTTTACCTTTCCCTTTGGAGTATTTCTCCAATGAGAAGGAACATTTTGTACATGGGGCTCTGTTAATGGAGTTAAAAACTTAGGGTTATAGACTGGAGCTGCATAATCTGTATCATACTTAATTATAAATCCATCATCCTTTTTTATAAGTGATACTGAATTTCTTAATTTACCACTCGCTACAGGAACAAGATTTTGGGCTTCAATTAACACCTCTTCTCCTATTTCCCAAAGCCATTCCTTTAAACCTTTTTCTATAGTGTCTTCTGTTTTTCCCATATATAAAAACCCCCTTGGGTTTATTATACTAACTTATTGCGGGTTTTATTAAATCTGCCCAAGTAGATGGGATGGTGTCAACGAATTCTCTTTTAGAATCATCATACTTATTTAAATAAATAATCTCTTTCCCCACAAATCCATATCTAGGATGCCAATAAGTAATTATTTGTTTTGGTTTAGATGCTGCATGTAATCTTTGTAAGGCAAACTCATCAGGACCTTTCATACAACCACAAATAAATAGTTCACCTGTTCCAATATCAACTTCATCAACTCTATGGAAGTGTCCAATCATCACACTATCAAAATCTACTTCTCCAAGTATATCTGTAGCATCTTCTAATTCAGCTTGTAAACTCTTTCTATATTGAAGAACTCCTCTTAGTTTAGATATTGCCCCGGTGATTGCCATACTACTTCCTGCACCAGAGATAGAATCTCCATGCATAATTAATATGTTTCGATTATAAACTGAGAAAACATTTATAAAACTCTTTGGAATATCGAATTCAATATTGTTTTGGTTCTTACAAAATGCCGCTAAGAATTGATATAGTAAATAATCCCAATCCATATACTTATCTTTCATAGGTGGCTTTCGAGTCATTCTTCCATGATTACCAACTACACAGGGAACGGTAATCTTTGTGAAATGTGGTGCTAATAACATTAAGGATTGAGCAATTAAGTTTGCACCCCTAATCATTTGTTCCATACAGTTTGCAATATTAGACCTAGCTAACTCTTCATGAATATCACCACTAATCATATCACCTAACATTGGAACTATTAGTTCATTAACAGGTGCAATTTGTCTTCGATACTCAACATGCTTTAATACTTGGTTTGACCACCCATAAAGTCTTTTATTAAATATTTCAAAACTATAATCATTAAGTCCTTTCATTTGTTCTTTATGGACTTGCTCTCCTATATGCGTATCAGTTAATGGGGAAATTACAATTTGTGCTTGATGTCCTTGTGGACTTGATGGATTAACATGTTTAATTGGAACTTTAGGAAGAGATTTAGTATGTTCTTTAATTGCATCAACAATAATTTCTTTTTTAGCATTATCTTTAAGAGATGCTTGATAAAGTTTTTTGTAAAAGTCTGCTTCACTTTTATAAGTGGCTACTTTTTTATCTAGTTTAACTCTTGTCTCTAGATTATCTTGAGGAGGCGAGAGTTCCTCGTTGGGGTCTAGAACCAAGGGTTCTTCTTTGTTGTGCCACTTTTGAATTGTGGTTCGATGAATGATTACTCCATGAACCTTTTCTAACCATTTCGCTATAGATGTCCAAGTCGCTCCCAAGGCTCTTCTTCTTTTTATCTCTAATTTTACCTTCTCTGGAATCATATCTTCTCCTGACTGTTAAAACTATGGTTTTCCCACACATGAAACAATGTAAGTCCTTGTCTTCGTTTATGTTCATATGCCCAGTACATTTAGGGCATAATGTATTCATACTATCATATTTAATAGACATATTCAACAATTTATCCTATTAACTTATTATATAAATCTTTTCCTATAAATTTTTTAAAGGGTGATTCTTTCTCTTTAGGCAACTCATCCTCATCAATTTCTCCTTGTTCTTTATCTTTATCCCCACCTTGATGTAAGTCATCTTGTGCGGGACCAGATTCCCAACCAGCTAATTGAATTTCTAATCCTGCTGGTGCTGCTTCGGATGCATCCCCTTGTTCGTCTTTATCATTATGTTTAATATCATCTTTATCATCTAATGCTCTGATTTTTTGTTCCATATCTTTTTGTTCAATATCAGCTTGTTCATCAGGGTCGGCATCGAATTCAACAGGGTTTTGCACTTGGTCATTCATAGAAGTACTAGATGTTTGTTGTCTAAATTTAACATCATCCTTACGAAGTTCTTTAGTTACCCATTGAAGTAAGTCTACAAAAAACTTGTTGTTTTTTGCTTTTGCCATTTTTCGTTCAGGTGAATTATCTGTAATGAAATCGGCAAGTCTTCCAATACCACTTTTTCTCTTCTTTTCTGGTTTTCTCTTATTATCTCCATAAGTTGGGGTAAATATTCCGGAGTTGGATGAGGTAAATACAGTACCCCCACTATCACCAAAAGACCCGCTAGTTCCAGCACCACCCCCACCATCTCCTTCTTTACGAAGTTTCTTTTCCTTTTTATAGGTGTCATCTTGCCCTCTAGGGTTAGTTATCCAAGCCTTGTTTAATTTATTCTTCTTCATCTATATTTAGTTCGGTTGGTTGTTTAGCTTTAGGATTCTTTTGTTGTGTTCTACTAAATCTAGTTGGGTCACCAAAGATTGCCTTTTCTACATTGGTAATTCCTGTAGGACTTAAATCAGCAACATAATCAACTCCACTTTGCTCAAACCACATTTGGCTCATATCTGGGGTTACTTCTTTAATTAAAGGAGAACTAAATCCTTTTTCTAAAAGACTTTCAACCCAAGTTTTAGATAAAGTTAATTCATTCTTAGACCTTGCCTCAGCATATTTATCTATATCTCGTTCTTCGTCAGGTGTTTTATCGTGCCAATCTGGAGTCTTTCCTCCTGTCCTACCTTTAAACTTTCGTTGTGAAGGTGGAATATGTGCATTTTGAATTACGTCTGGTTCACCTAATTCTTCAACTCCTAATCCTTCTTCTTCACCCTCTTCTCCTTGAGCCTGTTGTTGTTGCTCCATTTCTTGTTGTTGAGCTGCTTGTTCCATTTGGTCTTTCTGTTGTTGTATACCCATAGCCATTTGTTCTGCTTGCATTTGTGCAGTTGGTACGGGTTCTCCACTAATCATAAAGTCAGCATCCCAAAGGGGAACATCTTGTTCTTTTAATTTTACATCAAAACCTAATCCAGCAAACTGATTTGCAATCTGTATTTTTTGTTGTGCAAATGTTAATCTAGTATTCTCTGCCTTTTCTTCAGGTTGTGGTAATAGTATTTCATAATCGGTTACACCAAAAGCATCCAATAGTTGTGGGAATACTTTCTCATGCATTAATCGTTGGTCACCTTCAACCACACGACTCATAACAACTAGTTGTTGAGTTTGAGAAGACATACCCCCAAACGCTTCTGGAGCTCCTTGCCATGCTGGAGTAACACCCCACATTGAGGCAACTCTTTCTCTAATTTCATCCTTAACAGGAAGATAATCCATTTCATTTAAACTGTGAAATAGTCTTACCATGTCTACTCTACCTCTTTGGTTTCTAGCAGAAACTGCTACCATAGGTATATAGTTAGGGTCTAATCTTGTTTGTGCGGCAATATGTTCTCTTTCTCTACGTAATGACTCTGGGTCATCTGTGGTTACCATTAACATACTGGCGGGCATTTTTCTCTCGTAGAAATATCTATATAGGTTTTTATCCATACCAACCAAAGTTAATGCTTTTTCAAAGATTGTTAAAATTGGTGACCATCCATAAGTTTCTGATGGTGAGAATTTACTTAAGTGAATAATTTCTTTATCAGAGAAATACATGTGTTTACTTCTATGATAATACTTATACATCGCAGGGTGAAGGTCTACATTACAATCATCCTTCACACACTTACCTTGGGTATCTTGGACTATCTCTCTATGAATAGGACAAATGTAATGAGCATTCTTTGGTAATCCAGCTTGGTCTAAATCAAATTCCACTAGTGCTGGATTTATTCGTCTAATTTCTTGAAGTCTTGAAGATACAGTTCCATCGCCATTATCTTTATATTCTTTCGCCATATATAAAAACCCATCATCTAATGTGTTCACATCATAATGAAATTGTCGAAGGACTTCTTCTAGAGACTGGTCAAAAACATTACAGTCTTTAATCCAATTTGTAACTAATTCTTTTTGTTCTTTCTTAGGATTTTCTATTTTAGGAACAATTGTTATACCTCTCCTAAAAACTTCTCCTGTAATATGAGAAACAGGACCTCTAATTTCCTCGACTGACATTGAGACAGTTTGTAAATCTTGCACCAATTGTTGGCGATAAGCCATTTGATGTCTTACCCATGTATTTACTATTTGGTCTAAACCAATAGTTTGGGCTTTACCCACATCCCCAGCAGATTTCATTACATCTAGTAGACTTATTTGTTTATTCAAATCAGCCATTTGTTGCTGCATTTGAGGAACTTGAGGTATATATTCAGATAATTTCATTCTTAATCCCTACTTAGTTTAGTCATATCCTGCATGGATACTAACTTTAATATATTATCCATTGCTTTTTCTTTTAACTCATAATCTTCTGAATGAGTGACATCTCTAGTAATTTCAGATTTTTCTTCTTTTAGTTTTAATATTTTCTCATTCAAGGATTGTATCTCTTGGTCTTTGTCTAAAATTATTGATTCAAGCTCAGCTTCACCTGTTCCAAAAGAAGCATTTTCTAATACCCCTAAACTACCAGCTGTTTTTATTAAAGCTATGAATTCTCCTTCTGATAATATTTTGACAGCAGTGCTATCATCAGGGATATCATCATCGGCATTAAGCATTTTTAAATCTTGATGCCAAGTATCTAATATTCTCCAAGTACCATTATCGTCTTTGTTTGCTACGTATTGCTGTCCTGAATCAGAAAGCATATTTCCTATTGTCATAAAATGACTCCTTTTCTTCTTCTATATTTATATTATACTAAACTTTTTATAATTACCTATGCAATTATACATTTACTAGAACCACAATTTTTGCATGTTTCACATCCACCTTCATTTATAATGTGGGGAGAAGTACAACATAAGTCTTGATTTTTTAATATTTTTTCTTCAATAGAAAAACCATCCATAACTAATTGTTTATCTTCTTTAGCATTACCTTTAACTAAGACTTCCACTTCTCTTGACCCCGCTCTATAAACTGTAATTCCTTTACATCTTTTTTTCCATGCTAACATATATGCATTTTCAACATCTTCTATAGTAGCAGAGTTTGCAAAGTTAATTGTTTTTGAAATTCCTGAATCACAATTCTCTTGGAAGGAAGCTTGCATTAATACATGAGCCTCTGGACTAATTGAAGGTGCAGTTCTATATACATCTTTCGCCCAATCTGGAACTTGAGGAACAGTACTTAAGTCACCACCCTCTGCTAAGTAATCCATTAAATCTTCTGAATAAAAACCATATTCTTTAGCATCAGCCTCAAAATATTTGTTTACATAATTTAAAGTTTTACCTTCTAATATGTTTTGTTTCTTCCAAGCTAATGCAAATGTTGGTTCAACACCACTAGACGTATCAGCAATCATAGAAATAGTTCCTGTTGGTGCAACTGTTAATCTACAATGATTTCTAAATTTTTGATTGTCTACCTTATAGTAATCACTTTTTTCCCACGCAGGAAATGTTCCTCTTTCCATTGCAAGATGTTTAGATTCAGAATCGGACCAAGTTTGTATATTTCCCATAATAAGTTTACCAATCTTTCTTGCTTCTTCAGAATCATATGGAATCTTTAATTGAATTAATAAGTCAGCAAACCCCATAACTCCCAAACCAATCTTTCGAGTTGCTTTTGTCATCTCTTCAATTTCAGGAGTTGCATAATAGTTTGCATCAATAACATTATCTAAGAATCTAGTAGCCTTTCTAGTAACCCATTCTAATCTTGCCCAATCAATTTTCTTAAACCATTCACCATCAAAGTTATTCATATCTGATTCACTTCTATAAAATTTAGCAAGGTTAACTGAACCTAAGTTACAAGATTCATTTGGTAACAAAGGTTGTTCTCCACATGGATTTGTAGCAATCATGTGTCCATATTCTTGGATAACATGGTTATCTTCATTTACTCTATCTAGAAATATCATTCCCGGTTCACCATTTCTCCACGCACCCTCAACAATTTTATTAAAAACCTCTCGTGCATTTACCTTTTTAACGAGTGATAAATCTTTAGGGTTGATTAAACCATACTCCATATTATTTTCAACTGCTTTCATAAAATTAGAATCAACCCCAACTGAAATATTAAAATTATGTATATCTCCTTCAATGGATTTACATGATATAAACTCTAGTATATCTGGGTGATATATTGACATAACAGCCATATTGGCTCCATCCCTCTTACCTCCTTGTGTTATCATAGAAGATACTCTTGATAACGTCTTTAGAACTTCAATAGGACCACAAGCTATACCATGTGTTGACCTTATTCTATCTCCTCTTGGTCTAACATTAGATAAGGCAAACCCTGTACCCCCTCCGAATTTTTGAACCATCGCTGTGTCAGTAGCTGCTTTCATTATTCCTTCCATACTATCTTCTAGTGGAAGCACAAAACATGCTGATAAAGTTCCTTGTTCTGTTCCTGCATTCATTAGTGTTGGAGAGTTTGGAATGAATTCTAACTTTGACATCATTACAAAGAAATCATTTTCTTCTAAAGTAGCCTCAACAGGAAGTTTTCCATAATCTAATTCTATTTTTGCGATTGCTTTTGCAACTCTTCTAAATAGTCCATTAGGGTCTTCAATTACTTTATTATCCGAGTCTTTTAAAAAATATCTATGCTCTAAAATTACTTGGGCTTGGTCTGAAATTTGTGTTGTTTTACTTGAAAAATTGACTAACGTCATCTAGGGTTCCCTCCTCGGTTTTAAAAAATTTATTACTTTATTGTCTATATCCACAATAGAGGCATAAACCTCTTTCAGGAACCCAGAAATTTGAGTTACAAACTGTTTCAGCACATTGTGGATTCGGTGCTGAACTAGCCTTCTCCAAAGGATTAACAGGCTCCATCCCTAAAGGATTAATAGAGGATTCTCCCTCCTTTGTTGACCCCTTTGTTTCATCAAGCATTTCTTGTTTGCTTTCAGGGGTTTCGCCCGGACTGATAGCATTAAACCAATCTGTTGCACTACCCAAGTCAACGAACTTATAGGCAGTATCGTGTACAGCTTGAAGAGCCATAGCGATTGAGAAAAAGGCATCCCCATGTCCCATAGGTGTGTTGGGTGCCTTTAAATCATTGCTCACAGACAAGATTTGTTGCTTCTGTCTTTCATCCTTTATTATAGATAGTATACCTGAATGAACAAAGTTTTCAAGCACTCCAGCCATAGTATTTTTAGATTTTCTTGTAAAAGTCATAGGTCTCCATCTAGTGTCCAAACCTCTATCCTCTAATTCTCCACGAGTGTTGTCAATATATCCTGAAGTTAAATTAAAATTATCGGCTACTTCATTCAAATATTCTATCTGGTCAGAGTAATTCCACCCCTCTAAAAAGGATTGATGAACCTGTTCTATCTTGTCCCCTCGTTTTCTAAAAATAACTAAATGAGATGGGTGTCTTTTCTTGCCCACATCAAACCCTCCAAACATTTGGTCACCACTTTCCCAGTCTGAAAACTCCTTAGTTGCAGGAGCAGACCTTAAATTTTCATCTTCACATTTTGAAATGTCTTCTTCATTAAAATAGGATACAGTAGCAAAGTGAGGTACAAGCATAAACTCTGAGGCAAACGATTTTGGTCTTGCTTTTTGTTGTGCTAATAAATATTCTTCACTCATTATCTCAGGTGCTAATACCCTTCGCCCCGGAACAGGGTCTAATGCTGGAAGAACCCTAGACTTGAATCTAGCATCATCTTGTAGTTTGGCTAACAAATCTCCGGGCATCATAGGTGTTCCCACCACAATTACAGGAGCTTCTTTTAAAGGTATGAACATTGATTCTGTCATGAAGTGGTCTTCTACTTTAGTTATCTGCCCCATGTTCAATGGGTTCTCTGGGTCTCTCAATACATCATCAGCAACCAAGGCTCCATTAACATGCATTCCTCTTTTGAAAGAAAACAGTCCACCATGCATAATCTCCATAGGTTTATTGTTTTTATAAAATCTAGCAGAAAAATCTGCTTTGGGGTTTCGATTGATAAGTAATTCTGGGATAATTGGATTCCTACTAACAACCTTATTTATCTCCGCAATATGATATTTAGCCATACCATCACTATAAGATAGATATAATACAGCCATATCTCTAGGAGCCTTCAACAATCTCCAAACACTAAAGGCATGTCCTAATATTGTAGACTTGAAATGCCCTCTAGGTAATACTGCCACATAATTTAAACCTTCTGCTAAACATTCTTCAATGTCCTCAGCTAAAAGACTTACATGCCATGCTTTAAAGTACTCAGGATTATCATAAGAGTATGCCCATATATTTTCAATGAATTCTCTAAAGGTTCCTACTTCATATCTCTTTTGTTCTTGAAGCCCCCCAGCAAGTACGTCAAATGCTTTGCCTATAGATACAATGTCTTTGTTTGCCACTTATTTTATATCCTCTGAATTTTGTACTAATGTTTTTAATTTTATTGCTATTTTTTGTAAGGTATCTTGATTCTCTATTTCTTCAACTAAAATATTTAAAACATCTTGTACAAATTGAAGATTAATCATTCCTTGAAGAACTTCTCTTTGACCTTTAACACCGATATCTACAGCTCTCGCTGCATCTAATGCTCTATCAAAATGAAGCTCTGTAATTTCTCGTGTTGCTTTATTAGCAATAGATGTATAACTATCTAATTGTTCTGCTTGTAATCTCGCAAACCTTTGGGCTTCTGTTTCTGCAATCTCTTGTTTTTTCTCAGCAATTGCAACAGACTTTTGTTCTGCCCACTTTTCCTTTTTCGCCCATGCATAAATAGTAGGTGGTTTAACTACTACACCATCTATAGATACTTGTTCAGCTATTTCTTTAGCAGTTAAATCTCCTCTTAGAAATAACTTCATAGCTTCTAATTTTACATTATCAGGAATATATTTAGGCATCGGTTTACTCGTATATATTATTTGAATCCAGCGCACCATATCCTTCATCTGACACATGTTGCGAATCTATATTTCCACCCAAGGCACTTCCATCAGGGTTTAAAAATTTAGTAAAGTCAACTTTACCGGCACTCTTAGTAGATGATGTGAAACAATGAGGTACTTTAATTTTAGTTCTACTAGCAGTGATTACTTCTTCATATTTAATAGCAATCTCATTTCTAGTACAAATACCTTCCCAAATATGGTCTTGTTCATTTATAGGTTGATACCTTAAATTCTTTAAGATTGTACTTGAAGTTCTTTGGAGTCCTTTTATTTCTTGATAGTTTTTACATTTAGCATATTTACACCAAACAACTACTCCATGTTTCTTTTTTATATCTTCAAGAGTAGGTAACTTCTTAGGAAATTTGTCTTTATACTCTTTCTTTTTCTTTTCCTTCTTCCCCGGAAAAGCCATCTGAAATCCTCTAACTACTTTAGTTAATCCTCCAGCTCCTATCATCTAGACCTCCTTTTGTTCCATAATGCTATACATGCTGCATCAGCATAATCTTGTTCAGGGAATTTATCTCCCCACTTATCTATTGCACAATTCTTAATATCTTCTTTCTTTGCATTACCCTTACCAATAATTTCTTTCTTCCAACTTCGATTATCTATAATTGAAGTAGGAATACCTTCTTTTAATAAAAATGCCCATACAGCCCCAACAACATTTGCTATTGCTATTGTAGTTTTAGGATTCTGTATAAAAATAGCTGCTTCAATGGCAGCAGAATCTATTATATCTATTGTACTTAATTCTTCTGAAAATTCTTTGGTCATGATAGGGAATCTTAAATCAAAACTTTTTTCTTTACTAGACCATTTATCTAAAGACAATAACCTCTCTTTGTCATCTATTAAAGCCCCATGAATAGCTAAACTAGAACAATCTAATCCTAAAAATTTCTTCATTGTTGTGTTGTTCCATACGTTCTTAACGCAACTATTCTACTAACTGTATTATAAGCAGTAGAATAAGTATTAAGCAATCCTTGAGTTTTTTTCATTAATGCTTGTTGTTCAATTAATTCTCTTTTTAAATCTTTTAGTGAAGAGTGTCGAGTAAGTATTTCTCCCCTTAATTCTTCACGAGTTGGTTTTTTCTTCTCTAATTCATTATACTCACTAGTTACTTTAAATAGAGCTGTGTTATAACCTTCTGTGAAGGCAGCTTCAAATGCCCCTACTGTAGCTTCAATAGTAGATACCTTAGTTTCAAGATATCCTTTATAGCCACCATATAGAACTAAAAAGTCTTCTAATTGTTTATTATCATAATTCATTAATTTAGAGAAATCTAAGTCGGGTCTTTCATCTAAATCAACTTTAAAATTAGGTAACCCTAAGTGTTCGATTTCTTTTTGAGCTTTTCCTAATGCTTTCATAGGAGTCCACTTTGTTTCTCTCTGTTGCACTTTACACCTTCACTAAAGAATTACTAATATGTGGTTCAATATAATTAATAATTTCCATCACTTTAGTTAAATCAAACTTACCATTTGAACGTATACCTGTCTCCATGTCAATCCAATTAATAATTTTGTCTCTCTTATCCCACACTTCAACTGCCTGTGGTAAGGTATTAATGTTTAATCCCCCGGAGTAACCATATTTTCGGTCTCCAAAGTCTAACCAACTATTTTGGAAAATTCCAGCCCCACTAGAAAAATCTTGGAAAACTGCTATATTTGGCAAGTCAAGATTATACATAAAGTGATTTCCTTCATCAACTTGTAAGATAAACTCAATATGAGAGTTTCTTTTCATCTCATTAATAAACTCATCATTAATTTTATATTTTATTCCATGTGTATTTATTTGAGCTCTTGAAAAAATCTCAGGAATACTTTGTTCCTTCATAATTTGCTCTAATGATAATCCTTCAGTTACAAGTTGATATACCATTGGTTCACATAAATGCATCGAAAGATTCATTGTAGGTAAAGTCTTTTTTATTTTTTCTAATTCTGATATCCAATTAAAATTAGGAAATCTACTAAACCCTTCCATTCCACTAGGGAATAGAATACCCCACTCTACCCAAGGGTAAGCCTCTGAAATCTTTGCTAATTCAACAGGATGAACTGAATTATCAGCTCCTGTAAATGTTACTCGTTCTATCATTATTCTTCTCCTATCTTTCTACAATCACACCAAGTTTCGCCTGAACACTCTTCTGGTCTTGTTAACATATCTTGTATTCTAAAACAACGTTTTAATATATTATCCCATTCTATCACATCTCGTTCTATAATAAAACCCTTTAACCTTTGGTCGTCTTTACATTCATATAGAACCGTTCCTCTTTCATAATTACCCATATTTAAATACATTTGTAATTGTAGTGCATGTTCAGGTTTAGCATTTTTCAACTTTGTAAAGTTTAATTTGTTAATTGATTTTAACTCTACGGCAATAACACCTAAGTCATAATGATTAATGATAAAGTCTATTCGCCCTGAAATTGGTGGTATATCGGTCTTTAGAGGCACTTCTCTACCTCTAAGTATACCTAACCCATCAAACCAGTTAGCAACCCTATCTTCTAGAGAACTACCACATTGGAATATTCTTTGAAGAAGAGCTGGAAGTGGTTTGGCTTCTAGTTTACCATTATAAGCTAACCATAAATATCTATCACAAGGATTACCTAATGATGAAGGATAGAATACACCAGCTCGTGGTGGAGTCATTGTTCCAGTAAGATGCTCCTCAAGAATATCTGTTAACCAAATATCTTGTTTTCCTACAGGTGTAATTTTTGTATTGGGTTTTACTTGTTGAATTCCTGCCATAATTTTTCCTTTATCTCTTTTAATGTTTTTTCTTTAATATGTACTATGTGAGTAATATTTTTATTTTTTAATAAATACTCATCTCTTTTTTTATCCTTTTTTTGAAGGTGACCATAAATTCCATCAGCCTCAATAACCATCTCTACTTCAGCTACAAAAAAATCTACTATGTATGGAAAAAATTCCAACTGTTGTTCATAACGTATACCAAACTCATCTAAACATTCAGCAATTAAATTTTCTTGTTTCGTAAAATCTCTAGGTGGTAAGTTCATCTTTTAGGTTCTGAAAATCATCAGGATTTTCTGTAAAGTATTCTTTAATACTATTTAATCCCATTACTTTAGTTTCTCCATAAGTATACCAAGCCCCTGCTTGAGTAATCATCTTTTGAGCAATACCTTCTCTTATATAACTTTCTAGAATATCTATTCCACCATCTACCCTAAAAGGAACTATAGCAGATTTCCAATTTTCTCCACCTACTTTAGTCTTTCGTAGTCTGATTTCCATATCAAATCCTACGTTTTGTTCTGTTTTACCTTGTTTTTCTTTTATCCACCCAGCCCTTCTAACTTGCATTAAAAAGTGTGCAAAGAATGATTGTGCTACTCCACCGGGCATGTTGTCCAATGCAACAGGACCTAAACTTTGTCTTACTTGATTAATTGCTACGAAAGCTGAACCCTTACCTAAATGTGCTAATAACTTTGGTAAAGCACTATTAACAAATCTAGCTTGCCAAGCCATAGGATTATATCCGAATTCTTCTTCTTGTACTACTGAAGGAACTAACCCCGCAATACTATCTAATATGATTATATCAATTCCTGCATTCATTAATTCTCTTATAGTATTTAAAGCATCTTCACCATTAGTAGGTTGAGACACTAGTATACTAGATGTATCTATTCCACACTTAGCCATCCACTTAGAATCCCATGATAACTCTGTATCAATCCATGCGGCATTTCCCCCATCTTTTTGTACATTTACCACAACTTGTGATGCTAAGTAAGACTTACCAACATTTGTTGGACCATATATTAAGGTGAATCTTTTCTTTGGAATCCCTCCACCTGTAAGTTGGTCAAGGGCTGGAATATTAAATGGTATCCTTCCATAGTTAAATGTATCACTATCACCTAGTTCTAAATTTAAATTCTTATCTTTTAACAATTGTTGTATTGCTTCTTCTGCATTATCTTTCATAATTACTCCATTTCTTTTTGTTGTTTAAGTGCATTGCTTCTGCCCATGCGAATAGAACAGCAGCGGTTTGTACAAGTTCAATGAATAGTTTGTTATCATCTTGTTCTTGAATTCTTCTAGAAATATCTCCCATATGTTTAGTAGTTAAAACGTTCCAAAAGTTATTGGCATGGTTTTGTACTCCATAAACTTTTTCTTGTCTCTCACGTTCTGCTACAACAGCCTCTAAGACAACTAGTCTACTTGGACTATCAGGCATTATTTCTTTTCTCCTTCTGGGTTAGCGTCTAAAACTTCTTCTACAGCGGCATCAACTTTTGCATCTAGTACTTTGTGAATCTCTGTAATAGTAATACTAGCGTCTTCTAATTGTGGTGCAGTAGGTAAGTTTGTATCTACTTTAGCTATTTCGATATCTATTCTTGCAAATTGCATGTTGTTTATTGGACCTACTCTAAAGGTATATCCTTTTTTATAACTAATTTCTGGCATTCTTTGTCTCCTCTAATTTAATCATTTATTTTCCTTGTCGTTTTTGTATACCATAAAAACCTAAAATCTTGTTATTACTAAGTCTTTTGTCATGCCCTATATGATACCCCCTATGACCAGAACAATAATAATGGTTTATACTTGAAAATAAGACATTGTTTCTGTAGGCAGAGGCTGCTTGTAAGGCACCACTTTTATTATATATTCTTTTGGTATTACAGTTTAGTTTCATTTTCTTCTAACTTTGAAATAGGTAAGTTCCACATATCTACTAACGTAGTAAAATTATTGGACTTATCTACATCTCCTTTATTCCATTTAGTTGCCTCTTTAAAATACTCTTTTGCATCCTTACTTCCCAAATACCACACATTTTTTAGGTCTTTATAAGCCGTCTGACCATTTGGTTTTTTTATAGCCTCACCAAACTCTAAGCTTATAAAAGCATATTTGTCGGGATTCTGGTGAGTACTAGTGTTCGCTACTGAAACATCATAATTTTGTCGAGGAGCCACTGTCCTTCTTTTAGTCTTTACTTCAACTTTTTCATTATTTAACACCACATCATAATCTTTCCCCCCAACGACTGCTGCCCCTGTATAAGCACAAAAAGCTTCTTCTCCTAAAAACCCTGCTAAGTTTCCTGTCCCTTTTGTTATAGAGTTTTTTATAGCCCCCATTTGAGTAGCTCGAACCTTAGCTCTGTCTATCATGTCTGGTGTGTGAGGAATTACAATCATTTTTTCTCCTTATCTTCAAAATGCAATAGTAACATTGCATAATGTATTATTTTTAATAAATCTTTTCGTGGAGTACCTTTCTTATCATATCGAGCTGCATACTTTAAAATGTTGCCTCTACAGAATGATTTAGCATCTCCACATGCCTCAATGAAATCTAAGGTTTGGACATCCCCTTCACTATAATGTTGCCCATAAGTATTTTTTACATACTCCTCAATCTCATCTAAAATTTCCCATTCACCATACTTCATATTATTCATTATATATTGCATCCATTATTTTTTCAACTACATTTACTGTTACTGCATTACCTAAAGTTTTATATCTTTGGGTATCTGATACTCCTTCAGTCCAACCATCTGGGAATCCTTGGAGCCGCTCGTACTCCGTAGGTGTGAGTCTTCTAATTCTGAAGTATGGGTTCTTTTTAAGTAAATAATGTTCCTTATCTCGTACTGATGTAGTTAAAGTACCAACTAAGTTATCTGTTCTAGGTTCATATTGTTTACCGTTCCAAGGGGTATAATCTTTATCTTTTCTTTCCTTCCTTATCTTCTTGGCTTCATCGGTTCTTTTTTCTGTTAGCATTGTGTAAATACCACTTAATGAATATGATGTGTTTAAGGTATTTGATAAACCATTTTCAGATTTATAGATTCTTTGACCTTGTGGTTTGTTTCTTGTTAATTCAAATAACACTCCATGTGTATCTGTTGCTGTTAGAGTATGACTTGGTGCATTATTTTTTTTAAATCTTGTTCCATTCTGTTTCTTATTTATTCTTTGAGTATCTTGAACAGAATAAACATTTACTATTTCGTCTCTAGTAATTGTTGAGCCTTCTCCTGTGATAGGAAATATTTTTCGTCCACACTCTCCTCTAAGATGTCCGACAATATAGACCCGTTCTCTGTTTTGGGGAACTCCGAAGTCTTTGCTGTTAAGTACCTGCCATTCAACATCGTACCCCATGTCGGAGAGAACTTTAAGTATCGTATGGAAAGTTTGTCCAGATTCATGAGATAGTAAACCTTTAACGTTTTCAAGTACCAAATGTCTGGGTCTTTTTTCGGAACAAATCCTTGCGATGTCAAAAAAGAGTGTTCCTCTTGTATCGTCAAATCCTCTCCGCTTTCCAGCCACGCTGAATGCTTGGCAAGGAAATCCTGCACAAAGTAATTCAAATTCTGGGAGTTCATCTCCCATAATGTTAGTTGCATCTCCATAATTCTTAACTCCTTTAATTCTTTCTTCAAATATTTGTATAGCATATTTATTTATTTCAGAATATCCTACTAGTTCAGCATCCATTGTTGATTGTTGAATACCTAATTCAAACCCACCTATTCCTGAAAACATTGAAAATACTTTTACCAATCTATAAACTCCTTGTCTGTTGTGGGTAGATTATCCCAATCAATCCAATCTTCAATAGCAGCTGGGTTTAAATCTTTCTTACTTGCCCAAGATGGTGAACACATTTCCATATCAACTACTAGAGGAATATTTAAACTATTAGTTTGTAATAAATCTCTAATTTCATATGGAACTGAATCTAATTCAGTATTATGTATTTCACATATAATTTCATCATGTACTTGTAGAAGTATATTACTTTTCTTAGATTCTAAATATTTATCTACTTCTAACATTCTTTCAGATAACAAATCAGCACTAGTACCTTGAACTAAATAGTTAACACCCTTATATGCAAAGTCTTTATTAATTAGGTATTTTCTACCATATCTATTCTTTATCCATCCTCGACTTTCAACAGTCTGAACCACTTTATCAAAAAAATCTTTTGAACCTTTCATACCTTCAAAGTATTGTTTTTTATATTTCCCAGCTTCTTTAGGTGTAGTTCCTAATTGTTGGGAAAGTTTTTTATTACCAATACCATAAATAGTTCCAAAGGTTATTGCCTTTGCCATTTGTCTATAGAATTTATATTGTTCATCATCTTCGTTTATATTGAAAGCTAACTTTGCAGCCTCTCCATGAAAATCTACATCATCTTTATTTAGAATTGCATTAATTATTTCATTTCTAAAATAAGACATAAATACCCTAACTTCCATTTGTTGATAATCAAATCCAACTAGTGTGTAATTATGTCGAGGAATAAACAATCGTCTAATAGCTATTTGGGTTTTATCATTATCATCATAAGATTCATCACCTATAAATGACCATGTACCTAATACATCATTAGATAATTCGTCTTCCATAATAATACCTTTTTGTCCTACTATTGCGGCAATCTTATCCTTCATACCTTGAACACCTTTATCGTCTAGTAAAGGTTCAACTAATTTAAAATGGTTTCTAGGGATATTTTGTAGGTTAGGTTCTCTACTAGATAGTCTACCTGTAGCAGTTCCCCAATTACAGAAATTAGTATGCATTGTATCTACTTCAAGATACGGGTCTATATAAGTAGACCTAAGTTTATCAATTGTCCTATATTGACGTATAAGACCTGCTATTCGATGATTAATATTGATTAGTGCTGCCTCATTCCATGAATCTTGCCCCTTTGGTGTCTTTATTGGAGATTCAATACCCATGTTATTAAAAATCTCACCTATTTGTTTAGGACTAGAGATATTAAACTCTTGCCCCGCCAAAGTATGGATTTCTTGTTGAACATTTTCTAATCTAGATATAATGGAGTCCTTAGTAGTTTTAGCATATTGTTTATCTATACTTATCCCTCTTTGTTCCATCTTGTACAATACTTTAGTTAAATCGCATTCTAAGTCAAATATTTTAAGTTGTTGAGTTTTCTGTATCTTTTTTAAATAATCTGTATATATTCTTGCAGTTAAAAGCACATCTTTTTTACAATAATCACCCAACATCTCTGGAGGTGCTAATGAAAAATCTTTGTACCATTTATTTGATTTTAATAGTTTCTTTGTTTCAATATCATATGCAACTGCCTCTTCCCCATAGTTTCGTTTACCTGTAGGTGTAAGGGCAAGTTCTTTAGTATCACTATGTTCAATCAATCTCACCATAACAATAACATCGATTAACTTCTTACTAAGAACCTCTAATCCCTCTTTTTCTAAGAAATGTAAGTCAAATTTAATATTATAACCAATATAGTTTTTTACCAATTGGTTTAAAACAGAGATTAATTCCTCTACCAAACCCCAATCAAGATTTTCTCCTTGATGGTGTCTTATAGGATAATATTGAGATAAACCTTTGTGATTAGGTTCTCCTAATCCTATCCCACAAATTTGATTATAACCAAACGAATCTAACCCATTAGTTTCTACATCAACTACTATTGTTGGGTCTACCTCAAGAACTTGTTTTAATTTATTTAGTTCCTCTTGAAAGGTTTTGTTGGTTATTATTGACATCATGTACGTCTACTTTTATTTGTGCTTTGTTTAATATTTCTGTGGCTAAAGATTGATTGTATTGAATATTTGCAACGATTCTTTTAACTTTACTATTAGCTATCATCTTAGCACAAGGAATACATGGTGTAACTGTTAAATATGCAGTTAGAATGTCATTTGACCTTAATTGAAGGAATGCGTTTTGTTCAGCATGTACAGCTAAACATTTCTCCAAATCTTCTCCTGAATTAGATGTTGCACCTTCGCAAGGTACATCTAAACAATGTGGAAATTGTGTTGGTACACCATTATAACCTGTCGCCACAACATGGTTATTAGAATCTACCAACACACATCCAACTCTTCGTCTTCTACATGTAGACCTTTTGCCTACAAGTATAGCCATTTCTAGAAAATAATCGTCTACTTCTAGTCTAGAATAATTCTTCATCACCCAATGCACTATTCTCGGTTTCAACATTAGGTGCATTGAACTTACCATATCTTTCTAAAAAGTAAGATTTAATTGCTGGTAAGTCTTTAATTTCCTTTTGTCTATCTTCAGGAATTACATCGGTTTTAGGGGTTGCAACAATTTGATACGAAGTATCATACATACCAGTTCCTGTTCTTTTGAATCGGATTACACCTTTATTCAAGGAACCCCAATCACTATAACAATCTACTAACTGATTCCATGTAGCATCTCTCATACCGAAACCTAATGAAACGATTCTAAAATCATTTACATCTTCTCGATACATTTTCTTGCCACTAGGACCTTCTATTTCTACCCAATCATCTACTTTCTTTGAAGTATGTATTATATGGTATATATAAACCCAAAGAGCAAATTTGTGTTGTAGAATGGCATCTTCTGGTACCCCTGATGTATCCACACCCTCAGCCTTAATTACATTTGTCCAATTACTACCACCAAAATTATTCTGGACTTGAAATGTATACAAATTAATGTCATCAAGATGTCCGGTGGTATCGTTGTCCTTTCCTGTAGCAATAGATGTAGCAAAAATTTGGTCACCATCTTTTAACCAAACCTCTTTACCTCGGTCTTCAGGATTAGATGCTGGACCTCTAACTTCTTCTCTTCCTTTTGAAATTCTAGATATTCCACTCATAATGAATTTTCTCCTTATTTAAAAAATTGTTTTATTATTTGTAATTACGTTATTTAGTACTTTAATGTCTTGTATTTCTTGAACATCTTTGTATTTTTTAGGTAACTGTAAATATGATAACATGAAACGCTTAGACATGTCAACTGTAGCTTTTGATATTCCTTTTTGCCCAGCCTCATCATTATCTAATGCTAAGACTACTTCGTCTGGATGTAAAGAACTTATTAAATCCATTTGTGTTGGGGATATTGATGCCCCTAAAATAGCGACTGCAGAATATCCATTTTGTTGTAACCACATACAATCTAATGCACCTTCAACTACAAATAAAGTTTCAGCACTATAAATTTGATTTATTCCAAACAAACTATGAGACTTTGCAAACCCATATGAAAATAAATATTTAGGTATTGCAGCCCTTCTTCGGTTAATCCAACCTAGAATTTCATCTTTGGTATTTTCAACCGGAATTAAAAAATCATCATAATTATTTGACTTACATCCCCATTGAGCAACACAATCCCTTGAAAACCCTCGTTTGTATATCCAATGATTAGTTGGTACGTCTTTTAAATTCTCTGGTTCTTTAACAGGTTTATCTTCTAAATCTTCTACTTTTATTTCATCTTCAAAAAGACTCAAATCTAATTCCCAAGTCTTTTCTTCTAATTCAGTATCAAGTTCTTTCCATGGTTTGCCTGTATATTTGTAGATAAAGTATTTTAAGCTACCTTGCCCACAACCTGCAAAACATATCCAAACACCCTTATCAAGATTAATTGAGCAACTTTGTCTCCCATCCTCGTGAAAAGGGCAATGGATAATAAACTGATTAGTATTTGGAACATCTATCCCATAATCAGTCAAGACTGAAAACCAATCTACCATTATTGGTATCGGTCTTTCTTGTCTTTTCTTAGAAATACAACAATCTCATTCTTATTACCATTGGTGTCATATACATATCCATCAGATATGTTACCAACTGTAATACTAATGGGTTTGCGTTTCCCATATTTTCCTTTTAGGGTTTTCACTACAACATTAGAGTCATCACCCTTTAAAAATTCAAATATATTCATCATAAACCTCCTTTAAAAGTCTTCCCATTCATAATTTGGTAATTCAACTATATTACCATTGTTTACTTGCCAATCCATAACTGTTAAATCCTTTGTTAATTCTCCATCACGATATTTTTGGAATTGAACTAGTCTTTTATCATCTTCATTTTCTAATGCACACATAGCTAATGCTACATCTGCGGCACGAATTAAAGCATCTCCAAAGGCAACTTGGTCTGCTCTTGGTGGAGTAAACATATTGGCTGCCTCTCGTGTTGCTTGTGTTGATACCATAATAGGTGTGTTTGTAGAAGTGGCAAGATTCTTCAATCCATAAAACAACATGTGTGATTGTTCCCATGCTGCCCTTCGTGAATCTCCTGTATTTACAAGATATACACCATCGATGACTACAAATTTTGGATTATGTTTTCTAACTAATCCTGCTATGGCTTCCATAGAAATACCATTTGCCCCTGAAATGTGGTCACATACCAACAAATCCCTTGAGTTTGATTTCTCTAAGAACTCTCGATACTTTTCCTCATCTAGTGGGTCACCATGTCGTAAAGCCCTATGAGAAAAATTATATCCTAACATTTTACCTAGTACTACATCTAATCTCATATTGATTGCTCGTGAAGGCATTTCAGTTGAAACTAATAGAGTTTTATATCCATTAGCAACCGCTGTAGCGGCTGAATGAACACATAACCATGTTTTACCAATTGTTGGTCTAGCAAACGCTGCTATTAGTTCTCCGGGACTCCAACCTACCCCTGTGTCGTTAATGCTTTTAAAACTTGTGGGAATACCCATGAGTCCATCACCCATCTCTCTTTTCTTAGTTCGTTCTCTCCACTCATCTAATCTAGATATTGCACCATCATCATAAGATTTAACATCCTCATCATACACAACCTCAATGTCTGTTAATCCTACCATTATATTTGCTAAAGCCTCTTTTGGATTTTCTTTTATTTTTTCCTTTTGAGCTTGAACAGTTTTTACAATAACTCGATGAAGTACTTGGTCTTTAAATGTCTCAACTGCATAATCAAAATTTACTGAATTGGCTGTTTTATCTACAGTTGGAAAGTTTTCACAGAGCATATCTGTGGAAGGAAACTCGCCATATTTATCAAAATGGTCTAATATAAAATCATAAGCATCACCATGTCTAGCAAAATCTTTTTTAGAATGTTTAAATGAACGTAGGTTAGTTTTATTATCTAACCCCAACACTACCGCTGATTCTATGTATTCAAAACTAGGCATTTAATTCTCCTTTATTAACGTCATTACTACTATAAAGTATTCTATTTTCATCTGTATGTACGTAATAGGATATACTATCTGAGGTATTATTGTCAATGTATTGTTTAGCTTGTTCAAAGTCTTTGTACGTAGCTACCTCAAAGGGTTTGTTGTCTTTACTCGACACCCCAATAATTTTATACAATTCTTTAAATTTCTTATTTTTTTGGGGTCTAAGTAACCCTTTTTCTCGTCTCATTTTTTTTCTCTTGTACCCATTCCTTTAATATTTGTAAAATTTCTTTTCGTCTTTTTCTTTTGGATGCTGTAGGCAACCATGTAGAATCTAAAAACATATACTCCCTAAATAATTTTTTAGTTGATGGATTACCATAATATTTTATAAACCAATAAATTTCTGGATTATGCGGGATAAGATAATATTTTATTCCTGCTGTAAAATAAGGTACATTTACTGTCCTATCATTATTCCTAATACAATTAGATATAGCACATGCAACACTGCCACTACCAAACTCCTCAACAACTTCTTTCATTTTCTTCATCTCATTGCCTATAAACCCAACACCCTTATATTCTACACCATATTTCTCTTTGTATAAATTATTAAATAAGGAATACAAATCTTTGGCATTTAAATTATTTATATCTAAAAAATTCATCGGATAACTTTTCAAGCTTTTCTCTTAGGGATTGTCTAACTTTGTAGGCACTCTCCCCTAAATCTTCTGTGATTTCTTCCATCGTTAAACCTTCTAATTTTAATTTAAGAAAAAATTTTTCTTTATCATCTAATCCTTGAGCATCAATAAATAACTTTGACTCTATCTCTGCAATTAAATTTTCGGGTCTATCATCAATAAGTGCATAAGCAATTGATTGTGGAAGTTGTCCAGACTCTGGAAATACATTATCTAAACTTCTTTGGTCTGGTTGTCTTTGGGCTTTACTGATTAAAGTACGGATTGTGTTTACTAAAGATGTGTGGAGATATGTGTGGAACACAATTCCTCTGTTTTCATCGAAGGCTTTCGCTGCTTTTATTAAAGATATTCGTAGTTCTTGGGCAACATCTTCTCTATCTAATCCTAATATAAATGAATTAGACACCATTTTTTGTATTTTAGGATTCCATTGAGTGACTAAATCATCATTTATTTCCATTATTTTTTGTTCTCTTACGTAATGTAGCCTCATTTCTTAATCTTTCTCCTAACGAAACTTTTTCGTTAGGGTTTGGTAATAAATACATTGGTCGACCTATTAATAATTCTAAATAAGGAAGTGTTTTCCTTATGTACCAGTAATCTTCCCACTTATTAAAACACTCTGCAAAACATTTGTCAGGAGTTAATGACAAAGATGCGACAGACTTAATTGAATCTGTCGAACTTTCTAATTTATCAATTATGTTATTTAATTCTTTTACAATTAAAACACTTAATTTATCGTCTACTTCAGGATGATGACAAACCCAATGAATCGCAATTAATACTGCCATTGAGTCAGAATCTTCTTCTCTTGATGTGTGTATTAATTCTCGCCCCTTCGAGGGGAGGAAACTAATATATGCCTCTAAAGTTTTGTTAACTTCTAGAGTCACGTTTACATCTGTTTTCACTATTCTATTGCAATATCAATAGTCTTTGGCTTTGCTTCTTCTGCTTTAGGTAATATAATTGAAAGTACTCCATTTTTATAAATAGATGAAATTTTACCTTCTTCTACGCCAAATTTTCTTATGTTTGGAATACTTTTACTATATGACATGTCTCTAATTCCATTGATGATAAAAACATCTTTTTCAGTATTTGTCTTTACTTTGCTTGTTGCTTTAATCTCTAGATTTCCATTGTCAATAGAAACAGATAGGTCATCCTTAGCAACTCCCGGAACTACTACCTTTACTTCGTATTCATTGTCTCTCTCAACAATGTCCATAGGGTTTTTATCTGTCGTAACAAAATTTACCCAATTAGAATTAAATAATTCATCAAAATCTTTAAAAAATGGTTGTAACATTATCTTACCTCCGTAATGCTCTTTTATAATAGTATGTCAAAAAAATCAATTTTTGTCAACCTCTCTTCTACCTTTATAATAACAAGTAGTTGAACAATATATTTTATTATACCCTTCTCTATACTTTTGTATAATTTGTCCTCGCTTTCTATAAAAGGGAACATGACAAGTGGCACAATTAACTTTTACATTATAATAATTAAATCTACACTTACCTTTATGTATTTTTGTCTTACTTATTTCTTTACAGTATAAACAATGAGTATCTTTACTTCTCTTCGCCCTAATTGTTGGGACCCCATTTTGGTTTAATACTTTAAATATGTATTGACGAGAAACACTAAAGTTTTCCCCAATCTGTTCTAAAGTATCATGTGGGTTATCATATCTATGTTGTATGATTTTAGAAGTCTTCAACTGACGCTTTTTCTTCATGTTCTTTTACCCAACTAGCTATTAAATTTTTTAGTCGGGTTGATATATAGTTCGCATCTACATCACCAGATTCATCTACTTGTTTTATTGTTGATGAAGCTGCTACTATTCTAGTCCATTGTGCATCTGTAAATGACATTGTTACGTCTGGCATTATTTAGCCTCCTTTAATTGTTCTATTTCATTTTTTAATTTTTTCATCTCTGATAATAATAATACTGACAATTTTTGGTAACTTATACTCTCTGCCAATCCATCTGCATCATAGTTTACTATTTCAGGAAATATTTTTTCAGTTTCTTCTGCAATTAGTCCAATATCTTTTTTACCCGGATGGGCTGATTTATCATTCCAATTAAATGTTACTGGTCTAAGGTCATAAATTTTAGAAGTATCGGTTTCAATGTTCACAACATTATCTTTAAATCTTATTGATGAAGTATCTTTCAAAAGGTAGTCATTAGTGTGAACATGGACATTAGTACCAGTTCCTACACCCCAAACAAAATTATAAAATCCACCAGAATTTACTTTAAATCTTTGAGCACCAGCGGTAGATATTGATAGACTATTAGTAGCATCACTATAAATTCCTGTATCATTATTGTCAGCGAATGATATACTCGGAGCTCCCGCTGTACCATCTGCTGGATGTAAAACTGCTGAATATATACGAGCATAGGGGGCTTGAACATTAGAACCATTAACTCCTATATAACCATATGGGTCTCCAGCAGTTCCATCCCTATCTCCTACGGGAAACATAGTTGCATACTCACTACCACCAGTTGAATATGTAATAAACTGATGTTCATTAATTTCTGCGGATGTACCCGGTGGGATTTGTACTATTGGGTCAGCAGCATCATTAAAATACATACGTGGGGTTACAGTAGATGCATCATTATCAGTAGTAGATATTATTACTGCTCCACTATTATATCCTAAAGCCCCATAGTGAGTAGAACCATTCATTATTTGAAACCCTAATAATTCTCCATCCGCTACAAAACCATCTGTACCCATACTACAATTACCAAATGTTCCTGTAGCACCTGTTAGAGAACCTGTAAACGTTCCTGAAGCACCCGAAATACTACCTTTGAAATTAGCATTACCACTACCATCTATATAAAATTGTTTAGCATGTATAGTACCTGATGATGTTAAGGTAATGTCTGCAGCTGAACTATAGCCTGATGTTACAGCACTACTTCCACTATATATATTACTAGAATTTAATTTCCATCCTCCAACAGTACCAGCAGTTTTATCTGAATCATTTACCGCTGGGGTAAAGTTCAATTCACTTGTAGTTATTGAACCTGCCTTTATATTTGCAGCCACAATTGAATTAGCAGCAATAGCACCAGCAGAAATAGTTAATACATTTCCATTAAAGGGTAGGATTGTAGGACCACCAGCCCCTGAATCTGTTGACCTAGCTACAGTAGCCAATAAAACTTTGTCATCATCAAACACATCTGTATAAGTTGACGTTACTTGTAAAGTTGCATTTGCAGAATCTCCAACAATTTTATAGACATATTCAGTAGCAGATGACATGTCTCTACTACCTGAACTAACTGATTCTGTATCATCATCAGCAAAACTTAGAGCTCCACTAGTCCAAGCAAATGAATCATAATCACTTCCTGAGAAAACAACACTTGTACTCCAAGGTTGTGTACCTTTCTTTTGTAATTGTGCTGAAACTGAAAATTTTTGAATAGTACCATCAGCACTTACTTTAAAAGGTTTGAAATTCAACTCACGACATATTACAGAGAAAAAAGCTTCTGGACTATCATATCTAACGTGGGCTACTAATAAGGTTTTTTCATCTGGTACGAAACTATCTTTTTCAACGGTTGTAAAAGTCGTGCTACCTTGTGTGACATATACATAATACTCTCTTCCATCAGCGTTTAATGCACCTGTGTTACCTGCAGTTATATTATAAATATTACCATTAACAGTAATTCTTCCTGCACCCCAATTAACTTGATTTGCAGTAGTAGAAGTAAATTCACATGTAGTGACTGAGTCAGCCGGATTGGCAGCGAAAGGTAAGTTAGGTGGTCTATTATGACCAGTCGTCACAAAATCACCAATTCTTTTAACAACATTTGCCTTTCCATATGCAGCTTCTTTAGCATCTTCTGAACCTAATGCTTGAAATCTTGTTAAATTAATTCCAGCAGACATATCTGCATCAATGTTAGTAACAAGCATATACCCATCAAAGTTAACTAAATCATTTCTAACTTGTATTATATCTCCAGCTCTTACAGGAACAATATATCGTAAAGTATCACTTGTTGATATTGTATCAGTCATTATAACTGTTACTGTAGTACTAGATGTAGCTGAAGCATAACCATATGTTGATGTAGGTGTTCCACTAGAATCTAGTTTTACAACCGTCATTCCAGCTTTAAATCCATATGCTTCTGGGTTAACACTTCCACTTAAAGTTATTACATATGGAGCATTACTACCTGTTGCAGTAGTTGGGGAGTTATCAAAATAAAATTTTGGGGTTTCGTAAGTTTTAATATCAGCTTCTACTGTTTGGGTTGTGTTCCTCATCAATGCCGCAGCGATTGATTCTCTTACAGCATTCTTCTTTTCACTATCATTAGATATACTTACAGTCTTTTTTATACCTAAAGTAATTCTAGGTCTACCTTTTAATTTAAAGGATGAACCTGTAGTACTTTGTCCTGTCCACACTTTAGAAGAATCACCTGTAGTCCAAACACTATTATTAAGGTCTTCTGTTAAAGATTTATCTATATCTGATATTAAAGCGTATGTAGTTCCACCACTACCTACATCTGCGGTGCCACTTGTATATTGTATTCTTGCTACATCACGCATATAAAGTGAACCCCCATCTGCAAAACCACCCGTTGCTGTTGTACCTTCTTGACTTCTATTTACTTCTATAGTGTTGGTATCGGTTATAGATGCTACAGTCATAATTTCAGAACCAGATGAACTAACTCTTTGTCCTACATAAAAATCATTAGCAACTGTTTCATTTAAATTAAATGTTGTCGTTGAGTCACTAGCAACAGCACCATCTAAGGTTGCTACTAATACTTTTAAATATTCTGCTGAATCTGTACCTGCAACACCCCCACCTAACTCATAACCACTCCATTTAAATGCACTAACATTATTAGTATTTTGTGTAGTAATTAATTCAAACTTACTACTCATTCCAGTGGTTTGGTTGTCTTCTCCTTGTGTTGCAACAAAATCTACATCTGCTTCAGAAAATACTCCACTTTTAGGTCTTTTGAAATCATACTCAGTCATTGCAATCCTTTGACCTGTTTGAGTAAAGCTTCCACTAGCAGTATCATCTGGACTTGGAAGTGTTATACTTAATCCATAAGTTGCTGGATTTGTAGCAGGTCTTGTTGCCCTTTTAAAATAGTTAAAATAAGGTGCTGGTTGATGACTTGTAGCCACAGCACTCATGTTTGCATCTAAGTAATAGTCATAACCATAGTCTTGGTCACCTGATGCTGCATGGGGGTCTTTGGTAGACAAGTCAGATATGTGATATAAAGCTGGTTTTTTACCTCTATCACTTAAATTATATACTTGATTCTCAGTAAACTCTTTTACGGATTCTGTAAATCTATCGTCTGCTACATCGGAAGATGTGCTTGATGGATGAGTAATATCTTGGGCAAATTGGTTTAAAATAGATTTAATTATACCACTTCTACCACTAACATTTTTAGTCCATTCTTTTTTATCATCATCTTTAACATCATTATTTCTAACAGAATCAGTTAAAACAGCAGATGATGGATTAATATTATAACTATATGAATTATCTGTTCTAGTATAAGTTAATAATTGAAGGTGGTCAACAGCATCAATATCAATTACCATACCTGTACCTTGTTGGTATGTCTCAGCGGTTTTTTCAGCAAACCCATAAAAGATAACTTCATTAGTATCACCATCTCTCATTTTAATAGGTGTAAAATCTCCAATAACTCCTGTATAAGGACCCTTAGATGAACCACTATTTGCAAATGGGTTGTCTGATTGATTTGAAATACGAATTTGGGCTTTTTTAGGTTGACCTAAACTGTCATTTATACTTGTTGAAATAGTTGCTGAAATAGTTGTGCTTGGAGATACAAAATCTGCCCACGCACTTCCATTCCAATAAGATGTCATGGGTACTGCCATTAGAAACTTATACCTTCCCTTAATGCACCAACAAATTGTACATTAAATGTCCACCTATCTTCTTGAGCAGGCATCACAGCAAATTGTACTTGTTGAACTGCTACTTTATATATACCTCCCCCTGTAGCAGCATTTGAAGAACCTACTGCTGGTGAAGTGGCTTCAGTTACAGATGCATCTCCTATTTCAACTTGTAAATCTACACTTGAACCTGTAACCCAAGTTATTAATTTATTTTCTAAATAGTTTTTATATGGAACATAATATGTTTGACCTTGAATGGTTTTTGTTTCCATATGCCAAAAATTACTTGTAGTGTTTGAAGTATCTTGTCCAATATTATCTACAACCCCTGACATAGTTATGCTAGGTCTTGAAGAACCTAAATCCATCAATATAGGTGTTCCTCTAGGTACAGGAACTTGAATTGGAGTCTTAGAAATTCCAACAGAAAATTGTTCCACCTTTAACGCCAAGCGTATTGTGGCTCCTGCATTTGTTCCATCCCTTAATAGTACTGCTAATTCTGCCATTTATTCACCTATCTCATAGCATTAAAGTTGCCAAATCCATATTCTTCTGCCATAAACATTCGGTCGATTTGTCTAATATGAGCTTCTCTACCCTGTTGGGTTTCTGTTTCAGTTTTAGAACCATTAGACGTTTCTAGAGTGACTTTAATGGAAGTTTGATTAGTTTCAGCGTTTCTTCTATCTATTCGTTCTTGAGTAGACTTTATTTGGGAACTTAAATCAAACCATCTAGATTTATTCAAACCATTCATAAGCATTATCAATATATTATCAAATAAGTTACCTAACGTCTTTTTAAGTCTACTTACCATATCACCTATAAAATCTTGAGCCCAATCCCAACCTAGTTTTATACCCTTTCCAATAAGTTTAATTACATTCCACCATTGCTTAATTACAAATTTAATAAATTTCCAATATGTTTTAGGTATTAGTAATATAAGATTAATATAAAGTTTTATTATTTTCCATATGAAATTCCCAGCAGATTTTAACAGACCTAACCAAAAATCTTTAGATTTTACGTTTTGCCAAGCATCCTTGAAAAAGCCTCCAATTGCACTAAAAACTTTACCAAAGAATTTTTTAGTGGCGTGCCACCCTATTCCTATCCACTCAGTAAGTTTAGCCATTCCTTTTTGGACATAAGGAATACCTTTTGCAACCCACGCTAATGCTTTAAACATTATGGGCATAAGTGGTGCTATAAGTACGTCAATAAACGCACCAAGAATTTGGAATAATGCACCAACAAAACCTGTAAATAATTGTGATTGTTTAAGAATACCGGCAACACCCATACTAATACCTGCCTTACCAGCCATTCCTTTAACTAACTTCCCTGTGCCTTGAGTTAGTTTAACAGGACCACTAATAATAGCTTGTTCCATGGCTTTTTGTTTCGAGGTACTCATTGTTTCTTTAGCAAACCCAGTTGCCCTACCTACCCCCCCAGCAACTCCTGTTGCTGCTGCATTTGCCATGCCAAGACCACCGGAACCACCAGCACCTAGGGCTGATAGACCCTTCATTCCTGTCCCAAGTATTGCTCCTAATAAAGGAAGTGCCATATTAAAATCTCCTCATAGAACCAAAATTAGATTTAGCCATCTCTTTAGCTTGGTCATCTTGTTCTTTTTGTTGTACTGCCATTTCAATTCCTATAACTATATTTATTTCTTCTTCGGTAAATGTCATTATTGACTCCCACGCAATCCCTACTTTCAACAACTGAAGAATGGTTGACCAATAGGAGAAGAGAAGAAGTTCTCTAGGAGAAATATCCTCACTTCCACGCATGAAAGCCATTACCCTTTTTTTATTGTTTCTGGTCCTTCTAAATCTCCAGCAAATGCTTGAGGTACTAAAGATTCTAAAGCAGCTCCCAATCTCTCATCAATTGTAATTAAAAATGATTCTGTAGTTTTACCCCAAGGTGCTTCTATAATCATTTCTTTCAAGCATTCCCTTATATATAAGTCTCCATTAAAGGTGTTTGAACCATCTTGATTCCAAATTATACATTTGTTCGCAAGTTGATTTCTCTTCGCCCACGACATCTGTTTGATAGAAACCTCAAAAGAGTCTCCTGTATCTGGTATGGTTACTGTTTTCTTAATTACTTCTTGTGCAATCTGATATTTTCCTAAATCAAACTGCCCTGTACTTTGCTTAGACATTAATGCCTCCTATTCAATTTTTATGGATAAAATGGTTCATCATCCCTTATTGTTATTTTCATACTTCTAAATATTGCATCTATATCTACTTGAAACGGATTATCCGTAGTAATAGAATGTGGTGCAGTATTTATATACATACCTTGACTATTAATCCCATCTGAGGTTGCTGTTGGGCTTCCAGCTGTTGTAGAGGTTGGAATATCTATAATAATATAATCATCTGCACCCCTTTCAAATTTAATTGACGCTGTAAATCCAGCATTACCCGCAGCACCAGAACCACCATAATCACCTTCTAGTAATAACTGTTTAAATAATTCTGTGGCGTTGTCTTGGGAAACACCAGCTGTACCTGAACCACCAATAGTTGCAGCAGCTGTGTTGTTTACATCAGGCAGGGCAACAGAACAAGACATAGAATATTCTCTTGCACCTTCTCTTATCTCGTAAGGTCCTCTTGCTCTTGCCCCCTGTTTTCCGATATAATATCTAGGTTCTTCACTATTTGCAATAGAGATTGAAAAACTTCTAATTTTTGCAAAGGTTGTTCCAAAGTACTTTATTGTTCCTTCGGAGAAATAGTATGGTTTAGTTGTTGGATAACCAGTACCAGTATTTGCAGAGTTGTGGGTTTGTTTTGCCATTCCTACATCATCCACATCAATAGCTTGCATTAATCCAAATCTAGGCATATTTGCTGTTACTGAAGCACCATTATATAAATTTGAACTTACAGTAGTTTGGTTTGCTTGGTTATGTATCATGTTCAAGAAATTTACTCCATCCCATGACATTGTTACTATTGAACCTTCTTCTGCAGAAATGGATGCACTACCAATCATTCCTCCAACATACCTTCTGTCAAATTCAAATCCACTTTGTTCAGCACTATCTTTCATATGTACATGCCATGAAACAGTATCTAAATCTGTTGTTTCAATAATCTCATGTGTATAATAAGTAGCTGAATTTTGTTCTCTTACATAGGCTGATACTACATGGTCAAAACTTAATGGGTAATTTAATTTAGCAACGTTTGTAGAAGGAAAAGATTCAATCTTTCTAACTTCTGTAGTTTTAGTAGTATTACTAGTATTTGCGGCATCATAAATGGTAATAATATCTCCCGCACTAAATCCATGACTACCTGCTAAGTTTAGGTAAACATCACCTTTTAGGTTTGCATTACCATTTAATTTATCTGAACTTGATAAGGCAGCACTTCCTGTCACAGCGGATGGAACAGTTGTTACCTTACCTATTGGGAATCTTAATGCCCAACCATTTAATAACATAATATCTGATACTGAACCTGTTAAAGTCTGCTGACCAGCGTAGGCTGCCGTAAAGTTTCTATTAGCTGTTGTGTTTAAGAAATATTTTCCTTCAATGCTCATCTCTGGGTCTGGAGTATCAATTGTTTCGTATACTCCCGGAATCCAAGAAATAAACTTACTTCTGTCATTAGGAGCAGGAGTACCTCCTACAGCAGTAACTTCTTTTACTTCTTGACTTGCGGCATGGTAAAAACTAGTAGGTCTATCTAGAGTAAGTGTGTTGCTATCAATTGCTTCAATACGTCTTACTTCATGTTCGGTTGTGGTATCAGCAGGTGTGCTAATATCAAATGTACCGATTCTAATAAAATCTCCAACCACAGCTCCTGATGCACTAGCAACAGTTATGCTTCTAGCCCCTGCCTTAGTTGCAGCACTAAGGGTAGTAGAAACAGAACCCGCTGTACCAGCCATAAATTCAGGGTCTGCACCTTGAACTGTTTCGACACCAAAGGTTAATTGTGCTTGGTCACTTCTATAAACTGCCATTTATTTACTCCTATTTTGAGTAGTATATATATATTATACTAACTATAATTAAGTTTCTAATAAAACCCCATTATTTTCTAATTGAATATCTATTGTACCTGTCCAAATATTAGCTTGTTCTCCTACTTCTTCACTAAAATTTGTAAACATTATACGTTGAAAATTAGTTAAGGAATGTCGTCTTGAATGACACAACCTTCTAACTTCTAACATTAAATCGTAAAGTCTTTGTCTTCCATTTAAAGTATAAACTTCTAATTCAATTGAATAAGTCCTGTTACCATACTTGTGGTTACCTATGGGGGTTTCATCCATAGCGGGACTTCCTGTTCTACCTATAAGATGGTCTCCAACGTTTAAATCAAATCTGAAAGGTTGACTTGCACCATTAACAGTTACTAGTGATGGTTTTGTAACATTACTAGCATTCCATTGACTATTTAAATCTGTCATTACTGCATCTATTGGTATGGGTTCAGTTGCCATTAAAACACCTCAAACGCCTTCATTCCATCTAATGCATCTGCAATCTCTTCTTGCCATGACGAAATTCTAGAACCAATATCCATTCTATCCATTCCACTTACTACTAAGCCACCGAAATCAGCGTTTCTAGCTACATCTATTGCAGCCAGTTTCTTCGCTATGTCTTGGATAATTCCACCTTGTCTAACATCTGTTTGAATATCTCTTCCATATAAATAAGTTACTTTCACAGGCATAGTAAATTCTCCTCCACCCCATCTCCAAACAGGTGCGTTGTAAGAAGTAAATCTTGCTGGTAACAAGAAATACCTTGAAAATTGTACCATTCCTGTATCAGGAACTAAGAAAAAATCTTTTGTTCTACCTTGTCTTTTAGAATCCCAATTAGCACCATTCCAAATTTCTAAATCTAGAATTTTGTAAACATCAGCTTTATCTAAATGAAAACCATTCAAGTTAAACTGATGATACTCATTTGCAACATAGTTCGGTCTCCACGATTTTCTAGATTGCATATCTATATGAGATTGAGCTTCCATTATATATTGTTCAACAGTTGCTTTTGCAGGAACTGTAGAAGTTGTAAAGTCAGTACCACTAAGAACATTTTTAAGTTGTAATAACTCATAAACATCTTTAGTTGTACAGTAAGCAGCGTAGGGTCTCATTTGTATACGTTTTATTGTAGGGGCAGTGGTAACACTAGCAGTACTTACTCGAACCCAATATTTGGTTTCACTATTTATTGCGTCTGTTGCCCAATCACTAAGTAAGTTAGAGGGGAATATTTCAGCTCCGTCTTTATCAAAAGCATATTGACCTCCCTCATCATCGTCCGGGTCTAATTGATACCTTCCTGAAGCTGGAACAAATGTTGTCCAAGCACTTCCATTGTAATATTGCCATGTTAATGCTCCTAAACTTCCAGCCGTATCTACATCAAAAACAGCCATATCAAATTTTGAATCATTCCCTATATATAAATAGTGACTTGATGCACCGAGAATGGAGAAGGAAGTTCCCGCAGGGGATTGTGCTTCTAGTGTAACGTCAGTATAACTACTTCCGTTATGTGTAAAAACTTTATTAAATTCTGCTCCAGCAGTTGTTGCCATTTATTCCCTCACTAGGAGCTTTTTTCATCCCCTGTTTTATTTTTGATTGCTTCTTTAGCTTGTGCTACAACTTCTGGTGGAAGATTTTCTCCACCTTCTACTTGTGTCTCACTAGAGTCTTCTGTTTTTCCTCTAAGGTACATTAGTACACCTTGTAAGTTTTGTACTTGACCTACGAGTTGTTCTCTGTGAGCATTTACTTTGTTTAGTTCATCGACTAAAACTTCCATTTTTTGAGTAACTGCTTGTAATTCACTTTGTACATCTATTTCTGCCATTTTTCTTCTCTCCCATTATCTTGTTATCCCTTTTTATTAAGGGTCTTTATTATTATACTATTTTTTTATCCTATTTCCCTTGCCAGAAACGGTTGTTCATACTACTGTCGTCTGTCCAACCATCTACCTTAGTCCATGTTCCACTATCATAAGTGTATTTATTTCCTTCCCATCTAGCTGTAGAACCATCTCCTTCTACACTTGTTCCTGATGGCACGGTAACTCCTGTAACTAAAGTACAAGTGCTACTATTTGAATGCATACAAATAAATCCTCTTACCCCACTATCAAAAGGTCCTACAACTGTCTTCTTAGATTGTATGTCAACTGATTGGTCATCGTCAAAAGCGTATCTCACTAATTTTGTTGCGTTGTCTACTAATATTTTACTCATCTAAATCTCCTTTGTTCTATGGTGCTATACCACCAATTAATAATGTTGTTGAAGTTAATGCTTTTCCTATTCTAGCAAAATCTGTCGATGAAGTCGATAAGCCCCCGGCAGATGTAAGCCAATACTCAGCCCCTACAGTTAAACTACTTTGATTTGTTGCTGTTGTTCCTACTGTATTGATATCACCTGTAGCTGTATCAGAAATTCCTGAGTTTGCGATACCTATGAAATTACCTGCATTGTCAGGTAAATCTGGTGCGGAAGCAAATAAAGCGGTTCCAACCTCTGCTAGTACTACAATTTTATCCCCAGTACCACCTTTAATTATTTCCATTCTACCGTCAACATATGTAGTATAAAGTTTTTGACTATGTTTTGAAACAAAAGTTGTCCCTGAAACATAACCAACACCTATTTGAACTAAGTCTGTACCATTTGTCTTTGTTCTATCTTCGTGGGCATAAACTATATTACCATCACCAAGAGCAGTTACAACATTGTGATAAGAACCATCACCAGACGCTACAGCGGTTGCAGAACCCCAAGCACAGGTATTAGTACCTCCTCCTGTTACAGTTCCTACATACATTTCTGCTGCAGATAAAGTTGAGTTACAGGAGAAATATACTGCTTTATTAGTTGAAGAATCAAAAGTCATGTCGGGCCAAAGATTAGAGTTAGCACCGGTGTTAGTATCTGTAACATGTACTTCTGAGCCATAAGCTATTGTATTAGTAGCTCCACCTGTTACAGTGCCAACTACAGAAGTTAATTTATTACTATCTCCTGAATCGGACCAGACAACTAATACTCTGTCTACATTAGTATCATAAATAGCTTGAATACCATAAGTATCATATCCAACCGCATCTGAACTTAGTTGACATTCAGAACCTACTGCAATTGTGTTTGTGGTTCCACCTGTAACAGTTAATACGTGAGAGTTTATTTCAGTACCATTACCAGTAGAAAATATAACAACAATTCTGTTTGTATCTGGGTCAAATACAGCTTCTATACTATCAGGATTATTGCCTGAAACAGATGCTTCTTTACCAGAATCTATTGCACAAGAATTGTCTGAATTATCTACTTCCAGTACATATGCTTTCAATGTTCCATTATTAAAAAACACTACCATTCTGTCTACATTAGTATCATATACAAGTTGATTATGCCCACTAGTACCGGGATTAATTACTACTTCAGAACCTTCAGTAAAATCCCCATTGCTATCAACATCAACAACTAAAGCCGTTGGGTAATTACTATTACCTCCATCTCGGTAAACACATACAAACCTATCTTCATCTGGGTGATATAAAGCAGTAAAATACTCGTTCATACCAGTACTGTTTATACTAGTCAATGTTTTATTATTAACACCAGTTTGTAAAGCAGCAACTGTTTTAGCTTTACCTCCAGATGTTATGGCAACTTTATCTCCAGCAGAAATTGAACCATCAGCTACTAAGCTAACTGTACCTCCACCAGCTTCAACATCTTCCCAAGCTGTAGCGGCACCTGCTCCAGCAGATGTTAATACTTGTCCATCAGTTCCATAATTAGTACCCCCAATTCCAATCTCTCCTTGCGAAGTAAATCTAAATTTCTCGGTTGCTGCTTCGGAATGTCCTGTCTTGAATATTAAATCTGTCGAGTTAACAGAGGCACTAAATGTTCCTTGAGCCACCGCTTCGATACCAGCAGCTACTGTGATAGCATCTGTTCCACCCCCTTCGTGGGGAGCTTGGAACTCAATTTTTCCAATAACATCGTTTGCGTTGATGTCTGTAAGTGATGTGGCAAGTAAAAGTTTACCTGTACTTGTGGTGGCATCCGCAGATGCTCCCATTATTCTTAATTGGTCCTCTGACTCATCCCATTCCATATAAGCTCCGGCAGAAGCCCCAAAGAATTTTACATCATGACCAGTGTCATCTACTCCTACAACTAATCCCCCTCCTGTAAGAGTTACTAGATTAGAAGAGTGAGTAAGTATTACATCACCATTATTAAGGTTTATAACACCACCATCTGCTAAAAATAAATCCGACCACATTAAACTTGTGGTTCCTAAAGCTGTACCATTATTAGTACCCGGAGATATACTGTTTTCAGCTAATACAACTTCTTTAGCGTTGTTGGCATAGAAGTTTATAGTATTAGCATCTTCAAAGTCTATTTTTGTTTGGTCATCTTCTCCAATTTTTATATCGGTTGCTAATAAAGAAGTTATACCTGTTTGGGCTGCATCAACATTTACTGTATTTGTAGATAATGTTATACCTGTTCCTGCTGTAAAGGCAGTTTTAGATATAGCAATAGCTGCAGATGCATTAATGTCTGCGTCTACGATGGCACCATCTAAGATACCAGCTGAAGATACACTCGCTTGTGATGGTTCTGAACCAACAAATCCCATTAGTTTATTCCTCCTTTATTATTATACTCATTTTTTAACCTTCCCAATCAGTATTCCAATCATCTCTTTTAGTCCAAGTACCGCCATCATAGTCATACTTGTCTCCATAGTAATCTCCCGGAACATTACTAACATCTTCAACTATAGTAGAGTTCCCACTATGTAAATCGCTAATTATTAGCTCTGGTGGGTCTCCTACTGTTATGTCTTCAGATGTAACAGTTAGTGTTTTATCGTCTGCATAAACATATTTTACTCTTTTGGTTTCGCCTGTTATTCCTGATGAAATTATTATTTTACTCATTTATCTCTCCTATTGTTTAACTGGTGCATTTACTAATATTGTAGTTGCTGACAAGGCTCTACCTACAGGTG